AGCTGATCGTTTCGACGTCAGCATCCTTCACGAAGTCGCTGTAGCTCGTGGCCACGGCTTCAAGCGGATTTTCCATCCATCCACGATAGACGGCTTCATTGACCGAACGGCTCTGCTCTTCGATCTTGTCGAGAGGCATGTTCATACCGTCGAAAATCTTCAGTGTGCCTTCCGGAGCACCAGCCATGGTTGATGCAATTTGCATCATCAGTCCATCACCGGTCCCGATGATCACATAAGGGATCCCTGAGACACCCGAGTTCGAAGGACCGAAGATCGAGGCCGGCGTTGCCAGACGACCGTCCAGTGTACGGCTGAAGCTGACCGAAGAGTCATTCTCTCCGATCGGTGCTTTCTTGCTTCCCGAAACCAGCATGTTCTGATTTCCGGTACGAATATATGGAGCAAGGTGATTGAGACTATCGTAAATCTCAGTCAATTCCTTGTTCGTCAGGAAGTCCGATTTTCGAAAACTCGGATCCGCTTTCTTCTTTTCGTCCAGCTTCTGTTGGACTGCACGTCGGAAAGCGTGCTCCAGATAAATGCTCTGCACCTGCGTCGATCGACGAAGAGCATCTACACCTTGCGTGGTTTCACCGATGGAAGCCTCGATCGCTTCTCGCATCGGGCGAACCAGCAACCGCAGAACATTCGACTGAATATTGCTCACCTGTCCAGGCAACAGGGTGAAACCCTGGGGTCCATCACGCATACTGCGATTTTCGATGAGCTTGCCGGTGTTATCGCGAGGACGGGCGTCTTCATTCAGACGCAGACCTTCCTGGGTAATTTCTACCCTTTGATCAACAAGTTTGCTCATTTCCGAATTATATTCGTCGTAGAGCTCAAGAGCACGCTCAGGAGTCGTCGCCAGCTGACCGAACAGATGCTCAGCGATTTCCTGCTTCGAAGCCTTCGGCCGATCCTTCAGGAACGCGACCTTCTGGCTCTCACGTTCATAAACAGCTCCCAGCAAAGCTTCCGTGATTTTCGAGGCAATCCCCGATGGACCGGCGCCGTAGATCGTGACGGTCAGAGGGTTCTTCACCAGACCACGTTCGACAACGAGTTCACCCTTGTCGTTGATCGTGATGTCCGGAAGAAGCTGAGCCATCATCCGCAAAAGCACGTCCATCTGACGGGCGACTGCACCGGTTTCTGGGTTCGAAGCAAATTCCGAACGCATCCGGGACATTGCCTGACGAAGGAAACCTGTCGTGTGCTCGTACAAATCGACCTTGTCGGTCGAAGCATTGGCAGTCATCCCGGGGCTTCCCAGGAACAGGCCGCCTTTACGGACGACATTCAACCAGTTGTCATTGAACGTGCCACGGGCCGCATGGACCATGGCATTAATCGGACCATCGGTAATACCATCCGCCTCGACATAGAGACTGGTACGGAAATTCGATCGGTCTTCCTTGGATCCGTTCTGATAGCGAACAAATTCCATTGCAGCGTGAAGCGCCACAGCCGGCACTGGCCCACCCTTGCCGAGCGAATCGCGCAGAACCTGGATGTCCTCATCGCTGAAGACCTGGCCGGCATTCCGACCAGACAGCAATTCGAGAGCTGGGGCCATTTGTCCACTCTCGGAAGCCATCTTTCTTACTTCCTTGATGGCTTCCTTGCGAGGCATTTTATGGACTTTTACACCCCATGCCTGAGCAATACCCAGCAAAAAGCTGCTGCGCTGTTCCGGATTGGTCAGATCCAATTCCGACCACGTTGGAAGGATCGCTTCGCGTGTCAGCTTGTTGGCTTGCGGATTATGAGCACCAACCATCTGGAGACGGTTCACACTCGTGAACTCGTAGGCGTAATGGATCGGAACCTGTCCTGCATCCTCGACGCCGTTTGCCTGACCCCACGAAGATGCTTCCGAGAGCCGGGCCATGATCGACTTATAAGCCGATCGCACGGTGAGATTGATGCTTTCCAGCGACCTGCGGTGGTTCACATTCATGGCATCTTCGGTAAGATTTCCATGACCGAACAGAGCCACACTCGCTTCTTCTCCGAGATCCTCCAGAAGAGAGATCATCGGAAGATTCAGACGATAAGGCGTTGCCTGCTCGTTCTCTGCCATTTCACGCTGCTGTCTCGTCAACGAGACCAGCGGATTTCGCAGCTGGGTTTTCGGCACAGTCGGAGGCGGTGAGCCCAGGAAAGTCGTTTCTTCCGGCTCGACGATCGACGCGACTTCGATTGCCGATGGCCATGCCATCAGCTCCGAATAGAGCTCGGAACCCAGCTTCTGTTCTGCCAGGGATTCGACCTGGTAGTAGGTCTTGCCGTTTTCCTTGATCTCGTTGATTTTCACGAGACCGGCTTCGTTCATTGCAGCCAGGACTTCCTTGCCGACACCTTCGGGAATACCACGAGTTACTCCGTATGGAGCTGAAGAATTCGGGGTGACACCCCAGAAACGAGTGATCACCTCACCCAGCTCATTCACCGAAGCAGCCAGGTATGCGCCCTGATTGAAGCGTTCGACCTGTTCGGTTGTGACTTCATGCACAGGGACAGCCAGGATCTTGGCCACGTCTTCAGCATCCATCGGACGCCGGCGCTGGTCACTCGTCAGCAACCACTGAAGACCTGCCAGGATCGCACTGTCACGCAGCGAAGCGTTATAGCTGACTAACTCACCGTTCTGTTCAGCGATGTTCATCGCTCGAAGCTCTTCGAAGCCTAGATCGAATTTCTTCTTTTTCTGAATTCTTTCTTTGAAAATACTGCTCAGACGATCATCCATTGTCGCCACGACGTCAGACGTGGAGGCCAGGAGACGATCGTAAGCCTTGGCCATTGCGGTCGTGATACGACCGGCAACACTTTCCTGCCGACCATCACCAACCATTTTGCGGAAAGCAGTTGGTGATCGCAGAGCTCCGCGAACCAGAGAGAGCGTATCTTCCGTTCCAGTCAGTCGCGAGATCGGCTCCTTGGCCGGAATATCGAACGACGACTTGAACAGATTTTCCTGGGCTGTATCCCCGGAATTACCCGAACCAAGGAGATTGGGAAATGCCGCTTCGATCCCACGAACCTTCTCTCCCGTTGGACGATCTTCCTGCTCAGCTTCCTGCTGATCTTGCAGCTGGTCTGGTCGATCCTGCTGATCTTCATTCTCCTGAATATCTGGAGTTTCTGGAACCTCCTTCGGAGCTTCTTCAGATACTGGACGCGATTGCTCAGTGCCAGACTGAGGTTTCTCAGCTGACTGGTCTCGGGCAGGCGTCACTTCATCCGTCTGGGCTTCCGTATCGGACTGCTGCTGAGGATTTTCGGCATCCTTGGCTTGAGAATTTTTCCTTTCAGGAGCCAACTTCGATTGTGGATCCTGACTGGGACGATCTTCCGTAACCTCAGGCTCGACCTGTTCAGCCCGGCTCTTCGACAGGGCTTCCGACACTGGCTTATTCGGGTTGGTTGCTTCCGACAGCGACAAGAATTCAGACAGCGTGTCTTCCTTCTTTGCCACACGATAATCGCGAGCAGCCTCACGGGCGCTCGTCTGGGTCATCGAAGGGTGCAGTTCGACCACTTCGACCGGATCCACACCCAGTTGAGTGAAAGACTTCACCATCTCATTCGCAATATACGCGACTGCTTCGGCATCGACGGCCGTCTGCTGAGCCTGAGCGATCGAACCAGGAGACGAACCGATCAGATATGCTCCAGGCGAATCGAAGAATTCGCCGATTCGCGGATTATATGCCTGATATTTCGTACGCTTCTTGTCGCTCGCATCCCCGGCGATGAGGCTCTCATTCAGAGCACGAACCTTGTTCTGCATACTCTGAGCGAACGCCATGAAATGACGCATCCGACGCTGAGCAAGAGGAGCGTTGTCGGCTTCGATCGCAGCCTGGACCCCTTCCATGTGAGCGATCGCCGACTTGTGGAGAGTTGACGGATTGCTCTTGTCTGTCTGGATCTCCTGCGAAACGATTTCGCTTGGTGTCAGATCGAGCTCTTCACTCCGCTGATTGTGACGAGCACTGGCTTCGTGGACCGCATTTGCCGTGTTCAGGTGACCACGCTCATTCGCTGTCAGCGTCACTTTGCCCTGCACCGAATGGAGCAGGATCTTCTTGTTCACTTCAGGCTTCGTTTTCTCTGGAGCCAAGGAAGCCAGACGCACAGCATTTTTCGCCGTTTCTTGACCTTCAGGCGTAGAAATACGCTCATCCGAGACCTGATCTTCGGAGAGATTTTCCGACAGCTTCACAGCTTCGTTGATGGCATCTCGCACCAATGGATGACGCGACAACGATCCCAGAACGCTCTGGTAGTCCTCGATCTGGGTGACGGCAGGATCATCCTGAGGCAGCTTCGACAAAGCTTCTTCAGGTACCGTTTCGAGCATCGCTTCATTGTTGCGAAGCGTTTCCATGAGATACAGGCCGGCCGAGAGACGTTTCTCAGGTGTCTGGCTCTCGTCCTTTGCAATGCTCGCCACACGACGAACAGCATCGAACCGATCCGTTGCTTCCGCGACTTCGGTTTTGATTGCATCGGGAGCCTGAGCAGCTTCCGTTTCTGGGTCGAAGCTCAGAACCCGGTCGAAATGATCGACAACCGACTGGCGCTCTTCTGGAGTAAAATCAGCTGAATTGATAGTTTCCTGTGCTTCAGTCGAAATATTCGGTGCAGCTTCGCGAGCCGCGTCGATCGCAGCATCCATCTTCGGAGCTGCCACAGGGGACTCTTCTTCGATCTTCTCCAGAACCCGTTTATTTCGGTCTTCAATACCGCGCATGACGGCGCTTGCGGTTGCACCTGCAACCCTTGCAGCAGTCCGTCCAGTGAGCTTTGCAGCTTGAACCGTCGTACGGAGAGCGGTTCCAGGAACCTGGACCACACCAGCAGCGCCCACACCACCAACCAGACCCGAAGCAGCCTGCTCACCCACACCTTCGCTGAGATCCCTCGACGGATCGACGTTGTTTCGAATTGCAAGGTTTTGCGCCAGCTGACCCGAAGCCGATTGTGCAGTTTCTTCGACCCCTTCTTTGCCGATATTCTTCGTGGCAGAAACCACTCCCCGGGCAGCCAAGGGACTGGCTTCGAATTTCGACACCAGAGCACCAGTGAGGGTGCCAACAGGTGCCTGGATCGAAGCAGCCTGAAGACCAGCCTTATTAGCCAAATCAGCCTTTTCAGCGTCGGTCAGATCATCACGATCGTTTAGGAGATTCAGAGCTTCATTGACTGTCTGCTGATATGCTCCACCAGCCTCCATGGCACCAATCGCCAGAGGCATCGCAGAACGTCCACCAATGTCTGCGACCCGGGCGGCAGTCGTGCTGGCCAAAGTAGCTGGACGAATACGCACTGCCGTTTCCAGAGCTTTCCGGCCAATGGACTTGAGACCCTTGGAAAGCGGACCACCAGCAAGCAGAGAACCTGCACCCTGCGAGACAATATCACTGGTAATTTCTGGATTTTCCCAGATATTACCAAGAGTATCAACAGTGTCTCGGCCGAACCTTCGAAGACTCGCGACAAATTCGCCATCACGAATCCGATCTTCTTCGAACAGCTCCTGATTATCTGCCTGATCGAGCTCGTTCATCGTGGCATAGGTACGCTTGGCGATTTCGTTTGCGTCCGACTTCTGCTCGTCGATGAACTCGTTCATGTCTCCCAGTTTTCTGGCCGACCATGTGCCCATCTCCGTTCCGGTCAGTGCATCAACACCACCCAGAGCCAGTGAACCGATTCCCAGGAAAGCGTTCGCGAAACCTTGTCCGACGCCCAAAGCAGCATCACCGATCGTTTTCAGAGGTGCTTCTGGCCCACTGGAGCGTCGATCGAATTCGAACATATTCTGACCAGCCGCAGCCTGACTGATCAGTGAAGCTGCATCAGGTCCATATTTCCCGATCATGTCCCAGGCATTTAGGACAGCCATATCCCTCTGCACTGGGTTCTCGATCGTCGATAGGCCGGTGCCAGTGTTCCTCACTGCGCCGATCCGATATGGATTGGAGAGTTTCTGGACTTCTTGCTTCTTCCGCTCGCTTGCAATCGCGACATTGTCGAGTTTCGTCGGAATTCGAACATCCTCACGAGGAGCACCCCGAAGGAGCGTATCCTTCAGGTATGGTTCGACCATCTGATCGAACATGCTCGAATTTCCATAGTTTCCGAATACTCGGTCGAAATTGCTGGCCATATTTTCTGTCTCTATCGAGCCTTTATCAAGTCTTTATCGACTAGATCTTAGGACCAGATACACCCGGACGATACCTTGGCAAGTACCGAGTTCCGATCGGACGCTCTTCACGCCTTGGGGCCGGCCTTGGCTGAGCCTGTCGACGAGGTAGAGCCGATTGACGTGGAGCCGGCGCTGCACCGGTTTCCACAGCCGAGGACTGCTGCATTTCGATGGCGTTCTGCCACGCAGCCCGAGCCTGGCGTTCTTCCATGATGAGACGCCCCAGGATCGCAGAATCGAACCTTGGGTTACGAGCAGCCTGTTGCTGGGCTCCCGCCAGACGCTGCGAAGCAGCTTCCCAGGCAGCTCGCGTGGCCTGGACCTGCCCAGCAAGGACTTCCATCGACTGATTTGCGACCAGCGTATTATCCGGAGCTCCTGGACGAACTTGGTCGATATTGCTCCGAAGAAGCTTCGGGTCGATTTTCCAGTCTCCATTCGCAGCTGGATCGCTGGGATTGAAAAAATTCCCGAACCAGTTGTCGTTTGCAGCCAGGCTGTTCACCAGGATCTCACCAGCCGCAGCATCGGTCAGACGTACGGGATTACGACCAGTGGCAGCCTGCTGTTTGATTCGTTGGATCTGACCCGAAACGAATTGCGTCGTCGCTCCTTTGAGAGGACCTTCCTTGGTCAGACGAGTAACAACGGTAGCCAGTGGGGCCGTATCCCGCATGTACGGCTGGATCGACGTCGCAATTCCGCTCGCGCTGTTCGTCTGTTGATACTGCTGATTGGCTGAAGCACCTGAAACAGTTTGAGCCAGAAGGAGAGCAGCTGGACTTGCTCCAGATTCACCTTTGGCGATGATTTCTCGTGCCTGTTCCCAGGGCATACGAGCAACTTGAGCAGCAAGCTGAGGCTTACCCTTGAACATTGCCCATCTGTCAGCCAGACGCTGAGCACTACCGCGAACACCGCCTTTACCTTCAAAGATAGCTCTTCCTAGGCGATCCTGAGTTTCAGGATCACGCCAATCAGCTTTTCTCCAATTCTTACCAAGGGCTTGTTCACCAAATTCCGCCATAGTACTTTGGGTAATCTGGTACAGTCCCATTGCACTAGAACCTGTTCCACGAGGAACCCCGCGAGAATACATGTCGTTTAGCATTGACTTACCAAAAGCCATTGCATCACCGACAGTTTTTACGCTGGAAGGTACACTTTCAAAACCTTGACCTCGTGCTTGATAATTGAGCACATCATAAGCAGAAACACCACCGTGACCGGTTACAGATCCGCCTGCTCCACCACCAGCAGAGCCACCATAATCCCCATAGGAACCGGGAATATTCTGTCCGGTCTGGGCACGAACGATCGCCTGAGCACCCGGGCTAAGACCCGACGAAGCCAACTGACCATTGAGATCTTCGAGCGTGTAACCACTGCCCTGGAAATTCGCCATGAATCCTTGGGCTGCTTCGACGTCTGCACGATCGGCTTTTTCGTTACCAAACCTCCAGACACCAGTATCATAGTCGAACTCAGCCTGTTTAATACCCAGGCGAGCACCTTCATTGCTTAGCTCTTTTCCGGTAATATCCAGAGCACCCATGGTAGCAGCCGAAGCGTCCTGAACATTCTGACGAGTTGCTGCGAGGCTGAGACCGTCCATGGCGTTCGGATTGGCCGCATCCCATGCCTGACCTTCTTCGGTTCCCTTGGCATAGGCAGCCTGACGATCGGCATAGAGCTTTGCGAATCGGTCCTCGGCAGCGTCAAAACCACGAACGCGCTGACGATTATAGATCGAATCATCCAGGCGTCCTTCATTGAACGCCTGCTGCGTCAGAGCATCCGGGCGAGCCATCGCCAGGTTGAGCGTCTGATCCGAAATACGCTTGGCGTTCGGATCGGTCTGGAGACCAGCCAGGATCGCCTTGGCTGCATCGGTATCGTCGGCGCCTGCAATACGAAGCTGGATCGCGTTATTGACCTGCTCGCTGATCGAGTCGTCATAACGGTCCAGTCCACGCTGGGCGCTGGCAAAACCATCACTCAGCAGCCGTGCGAAGATCTCCTGACCACGCATGGCTGGACTGAAGTCCGGTGCAGCAACATTTCGCCAGGTCAAAGCCATTTTCGTTATTCCTGTGCATCAATACGAAGAATGATCGTACAAAGCTGTTATATTCATCCGCCCCATTCTTTCAGCTTTCGTGTGTCGATGAATTTCTTCGTGTAGGCAGCGTCCCGCCCTTCAACGATTGCACGGTTGTTCGCCCGGTCGACGATTCCGTCATTGTACTGCTGGATCTGGTTCGACAGATTTGTGTCGGTCACTCGCTTCGTATATTCGAACTGCTTCTTCGCGAGCTTCTGGGACTGAAAAGCAGCCCAGAGATTTCCGATTGCAGTCAGACCAGACAAAGCGAGCTGGGCCGTATCGAAGTTCAGACCCAGTTTGCCGGCGCTTCCACCTGCACCAGGAACGGCTCCGGCTGCTCCGACTGTTCCCGTCACACCCGGCAGAACAGGAGAAACATTCCCTGACGATGCGATTGCCGGATTGATGGCTGCCGTCTGGGTCGGAAGCGTTCCCGTCGAAGAAGCAGTGTTCATTGTAATCGGCGGAGCAGCTGGACCATCAGGACCCATGAAAGGAGGTGGAGCGAAGATATTCACACCACCATAGCCCTGAGGCTGTCCCCAGGCAGCCATGCTCCCATATCCACCGTAACCACTCATTTCAGCCTCCTGCGGTGCATCTGCGTTCTATGCACCATTATTCTGGTTGATCCAAGAAAATCATCATCCTTCCGAACCAATGATCGTTGACAGGGTAATATCGGCAAAATCCGACACCAATGCGTTGGAAAGTTCTGCAACGTCGATGCCGGTCATGAGGGTCCTATCCAGGAACGCATCCAGTCCTTCGACAGCACCCTCATAGGCGAGTTCTTCGCGATTCACCAGCTCCAATGGATCGAGAATTGCTCGATACAATCCGAACTCTCTTTCGTAGAGCTCGTTGATCCTCTCAGATTCTTTTTTGAATCGAGCCTGGAGATCTTCAATATCTTTCAGAGTTTCGTTGGCTTCACCCTGAATATAACCGGCAATACCATTGCTGGTCGCTACGGTCATATTTAGAATATTCACTGCGCTTCCCATCTGACCCATCACCTGAGCCAGGGAGAAACCTCCTTGGAGCGCCGTTCCCACCTGGAGAACTGCGATCGACATGACAGCACCAATGATCGAACCGATCTTGTCACCAAGCAAGGCAGTCGCCCCACTCTGCACAATCTTGATCACCACCATCGCTGCAAGAGCGTTGGCTAAGGCTCCTACGAGCACTCCGATGAAACCGCTGAGACCGATCGCTGCACCTACAGCTGCGTTCGCACCCAACAAACCGATACTGCCGGCACCCGTACCACCAGTGGCAACCGTGATCGCGACCACCGCCACGAACAGCAGGATCTTGAAAAAGGTCGATCCAAAGAATCCTGTTTTCTTCACCACATAGGTGTTGATCACCACATAGCAGCAGGCCGTGGACATCTGAGTCTTCGCGACCATCGGCATATCACGGAAAACGTCCAGATGAATTGGAACCAGGAAGCCTGATTCCTCCGTATCATCCATGGCTTCTTCGGCCGTAATCTCGACGGCTTTTCCGTTATAGATGTAATTTTTGTGTTCAAGCCCAACAATACTGAGCAAAGCCCAGGTACTCGCTCCTGTCTGGAGAGACACAAGCAGCCGGTCCATCTTCATTGGATCCAGGCTGATTGGGACGCCATTGTTGTACCCGATCGAAAACGCTTCATCCTGACCAACGAAGTCGATAAAGGCATCGCCGATCTTTGCACCAGGTTTCACCTGTCCTATGCCGGTGGATTTCGTCATCGAATTCCACTTGATCAACATGTCCATGTTCGTTTGAAGTGTCCCGGTCCCCTTGATCCGAACCTCATTACGAGGGGGCGCATAACTGCGTCCTGTCGTCGGCATGGGTTGACCATACAGGGGGTTTCCCGGGTCTTTCTGTGCCAGACGCCATTCAATCCAGGCAGCATTATCCGTTCCGAACTGTTCCTGTCCAGAGAACCATTCGTTATATTCCGAGGCTCCGGAAGTCTGAGCTACCCGGATCTTTTCAAAGAACTCGAAGATATACCGTCGGGCTGCATTTTCTTTCGTGTTCAACGAGGCTCCGAGCATCACGTAGACGAAGTCCATGTCGTCTATGTTCTCATGTTCGTCGATCTGTGTGAGGAGCTCTTTTGCGTATTTTCGGCTGCCGGTCATTTTCCAGTAGGCGCGGCGAGCTTCATCATAGGCATCAGGATTGCCCGAGAAATTCTCGTCTACCATTTCATTATCCAGTCTTACTGGAATAAAAGGTAGAAAATATCCACTGTCAGCTGAGCTCGAAAGCTTGGAGTCGATCGTTGGAGATCCGCCTGATCCGATTCGGTAGATCAGGATCTGTGCCGGCAAGAAGGTCCAGAGGATTCTCTCGACTTCGTCGTAACGGTATGACTCTTCCACTCTGAGCGTTTCGGTTGTGGTCACAGTGGTTGTGGTCTTCGTGATCGTACCACCGTTTCCATCGTCAATTTCTTCGGTCGTGACCTGAGTGTTCTCGCTCGAATCGACATATCCATCTCTGAAGAGATAGAGCGTTTTTCCGGTGCTGGAAATCACATCATCTTCAGGTTCAACCAGTTCAGGTTGTCCAAAGCCATCATAATCCTTGGTGTCCCCGTGATAATTTTCCTGGGTGTAGGTCGCTCGATAGTGATCGTAGGAACCAGAGGAATTGGTGCTCGAATTCGATGTCTCGTCAGGACGTCCGTCCGAGTAACTGACAGTCGTTTCCACCGTCTCGGTCAAGGGCACATTCGTGGGTGTCGTAGTTTCTTCGACAAGAGTCCAACCAGAAGTCGAAGGGAATGGACCAATGATCACATTCCCTTGTTCAATATCTCCTTCTTTTGGTCCTTCAACCAAGTTATAGAGCACATATAGGTATGTACCCTGCGGATCAAAATCTGCAGGTTGAAACTGTGCTGTGGTCAGGTCTTCGAATGTGACCGTGACGGTGTTCGTTGCTTCGTCGAAATCAGACTTCCAGGCACTGTCGAAAAGATCTGGATGGTTTTCCAGCATCCACTGTTCGCTCCAGTACGAATAATCGGCTGTGCCGAGTTCCGTCCTCTGAAGTTTCACAGATTGCCCTACTGCGAGTGGAATAAGCTCTTCGATGTCTTCGGGAGTAATTCGGGTATTTCCCCGGTAATCTCCTCTGATCAGACCAACAGTCGGAAAATTTCCTGGCTCTGCTCCCCATGCACCATAATTCTTCAGGCGCACACCTGGACCATTAAGATAACCATCTTTGATGGCATCCGTATAACTGGGAGCCCGGCCAACAATGGCCTGGCTCGCCATGAGCGTTTTCAGGTAGCTGGGACGATCCTTGATGTCGCCGGCCATATTGTAGATGGTCGACGCAACATAGGTCTTTTTTGAACCAAAGAGGCCCATATTTTGGGTCTCCTTTTACGGTGCGACAACCAATCCGTTGTTGGTCGCGATCGTAGAGAGAATATCGTCGAGATTGGCGTTCGAATACTGCGTCGGAGGCGCCAGACCTTCATCGAGCGTCTTCATCGTCACCCAAGCATCCGTGAACAGCTTCGAAGCCTTGATCTCGGCATCACGCTGATAGGATGTGATCTGCTGCGAATAGAGCTCTTTTTGCTTACCGACCGAACCAGCGATTGGAGTCGTACCGTCGCTGCGGGTGTCGAGCGTCTGAGCACGCTGCACTTCAAGCTGTTCGCTGAGCAGGTCTTCCTTGATCGGGAAGAGGTCGATTTCTCCCTGGAGATTTTCGACCTGTTTGAGTGTCAGGTTGTTCTGAGCTTCCTGGCCGGCAACCTGCTTGGTGAGCAGTGCAAGCTTCTGAGCGCCCAGATCCACTTCGGTCTGCGTCAGCTCGGTCTGCTTCTCCACCTGGAGACGCTGGGCATCGAGCATCAGGACGTTTTTCGGCAGAATCTGTTCGAGATTGAAAACAGACGAGCGATATTGGACGTCTTCGTTTGCAAGACGGATCTTGTTCAGGGCGAACGTGACCTGCTGGGTCAATGCTTCGAGACGCACGACTTCCAGACGCATCTTGGCGCTTTCCAGCTCGACCCGTGCAGTGACCGATTGGATCTCGGCGATACGAGCTGCAATCTGCGCGCCCACAGCCTGCCAGTGTGACTGTTCCCGAGCCAGAAGAAATTGGGTGGCATTGCTCATCGCTGCTTCGGTCAGAGCAATATATGCCTTGGTGTACTCCTGACCAGAGATACGATTGGCATCGTATTCCTTGCGAAGGTGCGAGTGATACGCCTTCATGAGACGATCGAACATTCCGTCGCCGGTGACGCTGTCCTCTCCGACCGTCAGATCATCCGGGCTGATCTTCTGGATCGCATCATAGAGAGGACCCGTTTTTTCGGGTGCCTGGAATTCTGGACCGGAGAAGTCCGGTACGCTGATGTCGAAGTCGATCCCTGCAATCAGGGCGTCGTGCAACGTAATTGCCAAATCACTTGCATCAGACATACCGGAAACTCCTGATATTAGGCTAACCTATTTGGTTAACTACCCTTATGCTGCCATTTCGGTGTCGAGGCTGCCGGCCGCGATCTGAGCCTGGCCGAGCTTATGCAGCTCTTCCTTCGTCAGAGGCGGCAGAACTTCGATTGCGAATTCCGGTGCCCAGCTCTGGCTGACTTTTTGGGTGCCGGTACGACGATCACGGGTCGATCGGATGTTGAGGAACTTGCGGTTCTTCAGCATCTTGTAGAGGCAATATTCGATGTGAAAACCTTCTTCGGTATGTTCACCGAAGGGGACGAATTTTCGAACTGTGCCAATATAGTCATTGGCGACGGTCACGATTTCCCCGGGAAGATCCTTCTTCTTCGGATCGAGGTTGGTAATCCGGCACCGGACGAGGCGCATGTTTTCGAGACGAAGCTTTTCGCGAAGGCTGAGTACTTTCTCGGGTTTTTCGACCTGATCACCCTGAGCATTACCTTCCGCTTCGTGCGTGGCAGCAGCCATCTGGGCACCACCCGCTTCGAGCGGATTCGCCTTGGCTGGTTCCACCGGAGCGGTGTTTTCGGTGTTCGCCTTGCCGTCCAGAGCATCCTGGATTTTCTGTTTCAGCGTATCCAGGCCGATATTGTTGGAGAACGGGATGTTCATCATTTTCGCACGGCTTTTCAGCAATGCGAGTTCGTCGACCTGGCTCTTGGGATCATCCTGTTCGTTCTGATCGCCCTGACCATTCGTCTGATTTTCCGGAGTATCCGGAGTATTCGAATCGCCCGCCTGGTTTTCCTGATCCTGGGGGGTCTGGTTTTCCTGATCGCTCATCTCATTCTTCCTCTTCGGTGTTGCCTGTTTGATGGAATAAGAGGGAGGGAATCACCCCTCCCCCTCATGGTTCTCCGCAGGTCAGTTCGCACTAACCACAGATATTAGAGCGGTGCAACCGTCTTCACGACCGCGATACGCTCGGGGCGCTTGCCCATGAAGCCGTAGTACCACTTGATCGAGCTGAAGCCCGTCTCGCCGTACGGATCGTTGCGATCGGCCGTTTCCTTACCCGGCATCTTCGTCATGACCGAGAACTTCACCGTCTTGCCGTCGGTCTGGAAACCGATGGTGGTGAAGCTGTCTTCGCCGACAACGAGCATCGGGTAGACGTCGTAGCGTTCATCACCGCCGACCGTCGAGCTGCGATATCCCGGGTTGTCAGCCACGACTGCACCGGCGCCTGCCCAGTGAAGCATTTCGGGTACGAGAACGATACGGAACGTATCGATCGTGCCGATTTCACCATTGAGCACTGTGCCGGCATCGCCGTAATGCTGGACCGGAATGAACGCCTGGTTGTCGAACAGGTCCTTCATGCCCTTGAGCAGCGGAACGAGCTCGGTGCCGATGAACATCACGCGACCGGCCGGAATGGTCTTGGTGTCGACCATACGCGAACCGGTGATGACGGTCGTCTGCTTCGGCGTGCGGTTGTCGTTCAGGATCTGATCGAGGCGCATCAGGTTCGAATACGAAACGATCGAAGCCGGAACGACCGGAGGACCGGCAACTTCTTCGCCGTTCACTTCGTCGTCCGAAGTGGCGGCACCGGCGTAGACCACGACACCGGCAGCGGCGAGCAGATCCTTCTGAAGCACCGCTTCGGTCAGCTGGACGGCACCGTTCATGAGCTCGCGACTCAGGTGATCCATCAGCTCCGAATCGCTGTCGAAGTCCATGCTTTCCTGGGTGAATTCCATGAAGAAGCCGAACTTGTGGAGCGAGCCTTCCCGCGCGATACGGGTGAAGCCCACGCGGTTCACGCGGCCACCGTTCTCGGTGAGGGTCGGCAGCTTCGACGTGATTGTGCCGATATCACGGCTGGAACCGTAAAGGTTGCCGTTCGCGATCGTCACACCATTGGCGTCGATGCCCTGGTCGTTGATGTTGCGGTCGTCGAGCAGAGGCACATATTCGAAGACCTTGATGGTCTTGCCGTAGTGCTTCGGCATATTGGTGACCGATGCCAGGGGCATGAAATACTGCTCTTTGCGCGACTGGATGATCGCCTTCTTCAGATAGAAGAAGGTGTTCATCTGATCCGAGCCGGAGCCGTCGATCGTGCTCTTCTGGCCGTCACCAGGTGCGTTGTAATTCAACATTGGAAAGGTTTCCCTCGTTTGCCCTCAGGTTTCTTCATATATTCCTGAGCAGGCGTTTAACCGATTGAGGTCAGACTCTTCCTTCGAGCTGTGCAGCTGCAATGAAATCGTCATCGCTCATGGACAGGAAGTTTGTGGCTTCCTTGGCTTTACCTGGAGCACTCCGCGTCGTTGCGGCGGCTCCAGCTTTGTCACCATTGTCCACGGATGGCCTGGGAGAGGCCGGCCTTGTCGCGACAACCGCACCCTTTTCGGGCTTGGGGTCTGCGCTTGGAGCCGGATCGCTTCCCTGCTCAGGCTTGATCGAAGGATCGTCTGCTTCCTCGGAGGTAAAAACCCCTTGCTGGTGCAGTTCGTCTCCGATGTCCTTATAGGCTTCGAGGAACGGTGTATTTGCGGGCAGTTGCCCCATGGTGCGACGTCGGTCCATTTCCTCGGTGATCATGGCGTAGATACCACTTTCACGCTGTTCCTGGATTATCGACATCAGCTCGGGCTGGTGCCACAACACATCTTTGGAGACTTGGTCCCAGGACTTGTTGATGTCGGCGAGCATTTCCTTCCCGGTATCGGTCGACATCACGTCGTCGAGTTGGGTGCGGAACGCTACTTCCTGATCGGTAACCTGGTAACTGCCTTCCTGATATGTCGATTCGGTATTCGTGTCGATGTCGAGGGGGTCGATCCCCTTGTCGACGATGAACTTCTTTACCGCTTCTGGATCCCCTTTGTCCAGAGCAATATACAGAGAAAGTTTCGACTCATCCAGAAGACCATGGTTCCCCAGCATCGTAAGTACCTTACGGTGGGGAGCGAGCTCCTGCATTTTGCGCGTGTAATTCGCGCCCATCTGCATGAGCTGAATGGCTTCTTTCGCGTCACGAACCTGGATCTGCTTTCCGTTCGCCATGAACGGAGCAGTGATTTGTTCGTGGAAAGCCTTGAGATCGGGAGCTTTCTCATCGGATTCGGATTTGTCGGATTTTTCCTTATCCGACTTTTCATCGGTTTGAGTCGACTTTTCTTTCGACTTATCCGACTTATCCTCTGAACCAGAAGGAGGAGTATCCTCCTTTTTCTGCTCCTGTTTCGGAGGCTCTTCGACCTTTTCGCCCTTCTCAGGCTTGCCGGCCTTGCCCTTTTCTTCTTCGGCCTTGGCAGCATTTTCAGCTGCAATTTCGGCCGGAGTTTTCGGCTTCGGTTCTTCTTCCGATTTCTTCGGATCGGGCTCATTACCCTTGTCACCGCCGTCCTCGGGAGCGGGTTCATCCGATTCACCCGACTTGTCCGATTTGTCATCAGCAGGCTGCTGCTCTTGCTCCGATCCTTCGGACGGAGCTTCAGCGCCATTATCCGGATTTTCGGGCTTTTCCTGAATTTCTTCCGAACTTGGTTCGGTTTGGTTCTGGAAATCCTCGTCCGACATGGACAGCGGATTGACCGCCTCGTCCTTCGGAGCTTCGGTTGCCGTCGACATCTTAGTCGTCCTCCCCTTCCGAGCGCATCTCTTCGAGTGCAGCTTCGATGTTCGGAATCTCACGTTCCGCCGTGTGACCCTGCTGGATCATCACATTGACGTAACGCTTCAGGTGACCGCCGGCCTGGGCCATCGACAGACAGTCATGCTGATCCTTGGCGTTGAGATTCGGATCGGCCGACAGACTGACCAGACGGGCTGCTTCATCGCGCATGAAGCCATCGACGATGAGCTCCTTAAAATCGCGATTTTTCATCAGCCGCTCCATCTTGTCTTTCTGCCCGGCGACTGCCTTCGCATTATCGAGCTGCTGATTGAGTTCTGCGAGATCTGACATCGTTTATTCCTTATCTGGGGTTTGTGTTATCTCAAATGGTGTTACTCTCACCATCTGATCAATGAATCAAGCCTCTATTCCCAGTTTCGTCAGAAATTCAAGTTCTGATTGGTCGAGGGATCTGCCTGGGGATCAAAGAAACGAGATCCGATCGAATATCGCGGATCACCGGCATCGACCATCTGATCCCGAGCACTGATCGTTGGTGCTGGGGGTGCTCCCTGTTCCAAGATAGCCGATGGCGTTTTCCCATCGAGAGCATCGCTCAGCTGGTCATAGCCGATTGCAGCTTCGACATCCGGCTCACCTTCACCTTCCTTGCGAGGACGGACGAGAGCCTTAGTGATCTCCAGTTCCTTGTTGCCTTCGGCCTGACCCTGCTGACGTTCCAGATCGCGTTCGTGTTTGGTCCCGGTTTCCTGCTCGACATAGTCCAGATCTTTTTGATCCTTGTTTGCCAACGCTTCGGCTGCCTTGGCTTCGTTAAGCCGAATTTTGGACTGAAGTTCGAGGACCTTCATCTTCTTTTCCTCGACTTCGAGCTGCTTGAGCTCTTCCACCAGAGGATCCGGAGTAGGCTTCCAGTTACGGAAATCGTTGGCCAACTTGGGCATCCGCTTCAGCTCAGCCATTTCAGCGAGCATCATCATCTTCATCTGTGGTTCCAGATCCGGACCCACAGTCTGAAGGATAAACCCAATGTCCTTGACCTTCATATCGTCGATTTCAGCGGTGGAAATATCGACTTTCAGGTCGAAATTACCCTTCAGATCTTCCCGCTTGATCTCGACGAATTCTTCGTTTGTGACCCGGACCACTTCCTTTTCGGAAAGGAAAATCGAGTTCATGGCGGTGAACTTCACACCGACATCCACGATGCCTTTCGCTAGACGACGAAGGATCGCCATCTCTCGCTTCGAAGCTGCATCGAGCACACCACGGATACCGGCAGCAACTTCACCGTAAGCCTGTCCAGAGATACCACCAGAGAAGCTTTTTACACCCGTGAGAGCCTCAGCTTCCTGGTTCTGGAGCTCGACCATCGTGATTGCAGAGCCCGGAATTTCCGGGTATTTGTGCTCGATCAGTCCATTTTGGACCGGAATATTCGGATTGAATTCATAGTCCTGACCCTGTTCGTATCGACGCCTGTTCAGCGGATCGAGCATTCCTTTGGCAAAGCCCTGCTGACTGTTCGCCGATCGACCCATGAGGTCGATCATCCCTCGGGTTACAGCACCCAGAATTTTCTGGTTGTCTTCCAGAAGTTCAGCGTCTGGCTCACCAAAAAGCTCACGCTTGATTGGCAGGTACGAGACTACGACGAAGGGCAGCTTTTCATCCGGGAATGGGTTTTCCTCCATCCGGATCATCGTACTTCCGATCCAGGTAGCCACGAATGGCTTCAGCGTCCCATTTCCATCGACGTCGTAGAAACCCCAATATTCGTAGGCAATCACCCTTTTCCGGAGGTTATCCTGGAAATTGGTACCATTCACATCTTGGTTGTTCGAAGAGGTGTGATCGTTTTCCGTAATCGGCGTGCTGGTTTCCCAGTTCACCTTATCCAGGTTCTTGTACCGCTTCGGATTTTTCTTGAGCTCTGCCTGCGAGGTCTCGAATGAAACGATGACGAACAGAGCCTTGTCGATGTCACCCTGACACGACGGATCGACGAAAACATTTCGTGGATTGAGCACATCGACTGTTGGACGATTTTCAACAGCTCGTTCAACTTTCACCTTCTGGGTGCCGTTTTCCACAGCAACAGTCGGCGTGCCTTCATCATCGAAATATTCGAGAGCAGCCACCATTTCTGCCGGCGCCTGTTCAGCAAAAGTCCTTGGATCCTGTTGGCGAGCTTCCATCGCCTGTTTGAAGAGATCGAGCTCTTCCTGAGTGGTAATCTCATGGAAGTCGAAGACCGGTACTTCTTCTTCAATTTGGACGGTCACACGTTCCCAACCGGTGCGAAGCACACAGCTGCCTTCATCGACCGTGCATCGCACGTAATCGTCGATCAGCTTCACCCGATTGAGCTTGGTTCGGAATTGGTAATTCAGAAGCATCTCGTTTTGTCGAGCTGCCTGCACATCTTCGAAGGTCGAGGGTTCGACCTTGAACATTTTTTCTGAACCAAGGAAAGGTTCTGATAGAGCCGAATATCGCCATTCTGCCTGACGACGAATCAGCTTCGGCTGGACATTTGAACGACCCTTGACTTTCTTGGGGCGGGCTGCCCCGGTCACTGCCATCAGTTCACCCCAGCGATCCATGTTTCGCACAAGGGCATCGTGAGATGGTTTTGCCATCTCCAAATCAGACTTCAGTGAAGCAATCGTGGGTTCGTTCTTCCAGCTCGTCAGTTTATTCGACTGAGATGGATCCTTGTCCGGACCCGGAGCTGGGGAGATCTGGGCAGCTGGCATTTGCGGGTTCATGCTCTGGATCCGACTCTCTGGTTGATCTGATTGTTTCGGCGTTCACCTGGCTGAATAACTGAAGCAGGTTCGAACTGAAAGCAACTTCCTGCTTTCAATTTTTGGGTTTTTCTTTTTCTTTTTCGTTCGAGCTTGGATTATTCAGGCTTCGACCTGCCATTGCCCCTTTCTCGATAGCGATCGCACGACGACGATCAGCTCGCTCTGCAATGATTGTGTCAGCAGCTTCCTGGACCCTATCTGGATTGATCTTCAGCTGACGCAACAGAGCATCGAGCATTTGAGTTTCGTTCGAAAGCTGGTGACGCATCACCTGAAGTTCTGCGGCATGAGCAACCCGCTGTTCTTCCATTTGTTCATGATGCTGCTCTGTGAGCTTATCCAGCTTCGAGGACAAAGCATCACATCGAGCTTCGAGGCTCTGAATACGAGCTCGATCGGCTGATCTCGATTCAGCTTCTGAAGCTCGTACGGCTGCATCACCTTCGCTCTTGATCTTGACGATCGTCGGCCAGCTGCGTGAAAGCGCAAAGATGGCAGCGACAATGATCCCGCCCAGACCTACCTGAGCAAAGCTCGAAAACATCGACCCTGCTTCCAGAAGACCACCTTCAATCAACATTATTGGTCTTCCCTACCAATCTCTGCATTATTCGATTCCTGATTTTTCTCAAACTTGAAAAATTTCAGAGATCTCACTGCAAATATTAATCCAGTTGCCACTCCCAGATGGAGAGCAATTCCAAGTATCCGACCCATACCGATTGTCAGACTGGCTGGATCCTGTATACCTACGATCCACATGAACCAGCTGATATTGAATGCAATATCGAGACCCAGGAAGAACAAGGGTAACTTGATCATATCATGTGGTGTGGGGTTTCCCTTACAGGCACGGACAAACGAATTCCAGCAGATCCCTGAGAGTATGAGGAAAACGAATATCGGCATTACCTGAATAACAGGCAGGATTTCTTTCATGAAATTCAGCATGGTTTTTCTCGGCTCAATCAACGATCACAGAAAGACTGCGTGCTCGGCCACGAGTCACTTCGTTGAGACCATTGTACCCCCCATTGATTCGACGACGAAGACTTTTGAATTCACCTCGATCGCAGCGACCGTTTGCCCCGATATAGTTCCAGTAGCTCAGAGCTGCCTGAACCATGGCGAGAGGATCACCGCCATGGATCTGCTCAGGTGTGATACCGATCTCGCGCAGACGCTCGTATTCCTCGGCGCCTGTATGCTGCATGAGACCACCGCCACGGTGATCCCACCCGTCATTGTCGTCAGTACCGTCGGCTTCGTTTCCCATGCGACCGCCATAGACCTTGTTGGCCAAAGCGATGTCCTCACGATCGGGATCGCTTGGATCCCACGAAAACGGAATAGCTTGAGCCAAAGAACGAAATCGAGTTGGCCAGACCTTCATCAGACGTCGAGCTGAATATTTCATGTTTTCTTCAAATCGACGGTACCCACCGGTCTCGTGACTGGTCTGAGCCAGGAATTCCGAGAGACGGTAACGGTTTTCAAGAAGACCTCCTTCGAGAGCTTCCGAACCCAGAGCACGCCCTACTGCAAGCATCATCGCATCTGGACGACGAGCTGATTGGTGGGCCAAACAAGCTGTAGCTGTCATTCGACCCCAAATTCCATCAATTAAACCAGGTGAATAACCGGAATTTTGAAGGTTCTTTTGAGTTTTTTTGATGTTAATCATTTAATTTTTCCATTTGGTCTAATTAATTGTGTTAATTCGGTATCGAGTTAACATCTCAATTTCATCACCAATTACCAGACTGTACCCCGGACCAGCTGAATTATAATTACCAAGTGGAGAAAAATAGAGTTTATTATATTGAGATGTATCCTGCACAAAACTGGTTCTTTCAGGTTTATCCCATCCTTCAAGAACCTCCACGTCGACTGAGTATCCAGACGGTCCCGACAACATAATGCGGGAAGCGTCGGTAGATGGAGCATTATGACCTTCTGACGATATGTCCCATTCAACAAAATCAGGAGACCAATAAGCATTTTCTGAGAGGAGAGCTGCGTTTGTATTACCCCCAAGATGACGCTCAAAGCTCAGCATTGCGAGGTAGAAGTTTACCATATCTACGTCACGAAGTGTAACGAGCCGATTTTTGAGATAGAGATCTCCCGCTTCGACCTTGAACGAGGTAATAACGTCGAAAGTCTCGACGTCCGGGTTCGGAGCGACATCGGCTTCGAGAAGCTTACTTGTCATAATGAATTCGACCCGTCGACCCCGATAAGTCGTTGCACCGTCGAGTGTTATTTTGACGCCGTCGACAAAGACGAGAAGGATAGAGGCTTTCTGATCACCGTGGGCCGCTCCGCCCATGAAGTCGGTCTTCCCGGCCTCGCGAACCGCAAGCCAGTTCTCGCCGCCGTTGAGAAGACGGTTCCCAATAGTAAAAGCTTCGTCCCCGGTTCGTGTTGCTTCATGGGTGAAAGACCAACGCCAACTATCGCTGTTGTTTCCGGCGAGGTTCTGGAAGTATTCGACCCGGTGACGGAGGTACTTCGCCGAGGTCGGATTAGCTCCTTTACAGAAGACATTAACCGCTCCGGCTTCTTGAGTGAGAACTATCTCCTCGGGGTCGTAATCGTTGGCTAACGAGGCAGCACGACTCGGGAGTTTCGAGGGGAGAACTTCGCCTTCGATTAGGACAATTCGATCAATCGTCACATCTCCGTTCGGGAGATACGACCCTATGCGGTTATCAATCTCAACTTGGACGTGAGTCGCGTTTCCGCCGATACCGGCCCCGATAGTCGTGACGCCGTAGTACCACCCGTTCCCGAGCGGGAGGAGGAGTTGGCTCTCTGATGTGGACGGCCCCTGATGGCGAACGGCAATGAAATCAATAACCGGGTCAGAGGTATGAACGAGCCAACTCAACTTCGTCCCAACCGGGTAATTCGTCGGGGTCTTCCGAGCGTAAGAGATAGTGTCTGCTGGAGCAACAAAGGTTCCATTCTCTTGAGCCACTGGCGCAGCTCCGCCGCCAGTCGTCTTACCCACGACAGGGTTCTCTGGCCAAACGTCTTCGAGATCTTCGCCGTCTTCGTAGGCTGTTCTCATCATGTCGAAAGCAAAGGCATCTCGCGACCGGAGCCCGTTCGGGCTCTTTCCCGTCTGGGTCGCAATCCTCGGTCGGGTTATGACTAGAGGGTCTGCTTTACCGACATTGTTTATGTCGAGACGAATATAATCCGCGTCAGCTGGGGCGTTGTCCTCATAAACGAGGAACGGACCCAGTTGAGTCAGGGGGATAGCGGTTCCAATAGCTGCATTTGCTGCTGTGTAAAATGTAACAAAAGCAGAGGCTGGAACGCCCGAAAGAATCCGCATCCAAACGGCGAAAGGTTCATTCGGGACGACCCTGGGAAAGTAGTACGTCGAATCAGCTCGGAAGTACAATCGACCCGTACCAGCGGCGAGAGTGAACGACTCATTATCGTCGGCCGGGGTCACGTCCGTCGTCGGAGGTGCGAGGTGTTCGTTACCGATTTGCTCGGAGAGACCATAGCGTGTGATATCAATAGGGGTCGACTGGGGTGAAAGAATCCGTTCCTCAATCGTATTAGTATTTAGAAGCTCATTGACGAGAGAGTACTCACCATAGACGGTTCGACCGGATCCCTTGCCAACAAGAATATAGCGGCGAGCAGTCTGCCAACCGGTCTGAAAACCCGAGGCAATATTAACCTTCTCGGGAATATAATGACCGTTACCATCGGTTGCTCCATTGTCGAAGTCGACAATGATGGCTTCTCTATCTAGGAGCTCAGTCGGCCCGAAAGCCGCGATTGTTTCTTTTGGATTTCCGGCGTTGTTTTCTTCGTAGAGAATACCCGATCCGATGGTCACTGTCGGAGCCGCCGTTTCGAGATCGGTTGACCAAGTGAGTGCGGTAATTCGACCAGTTACGATCGCACGACCATAAGCTACTTTAGGCTCAATTGATTGTACTGATGCCTCAGCTTCATTAGCTGCCGTCTCAGCACGATCTGCTTCAATTGTCGCTCTTACTGCTTGAGTATCGTACTTTTTTGTCCAGGCACCATCATCCTGATAAATACCTTCGTCGACACCACCTGGGATAATCATCCATCCCTGGTTACCATCTGCAATCGGAAGATCCGGATCTGCAAGGCTGGCATAAAGAGGAGCGTTGCCAAGGTCCATTGCGATTTGCATCGCAATTTGCGTCAGCTCCAGACTTTCCTCGATACCATTTCGGAGCTCCATAGCATTATCAAGAGTGTTAGCTACATCAGTAGCGATTTGCTCTGACAAAATATTCCAGTACTTCGCACCTCTATCATCCGGAGAAGATGCACCTTCAATTTCTTGATCGGTGTCGGCATTTGAATAGAGACCTGCCAACGTGGCAGCTGCTTCAGCAGCGCCTTTGAGATTCTCTAATTCAGTAGAATTTTCCGCAACGATCGTGATTTCCGGAAGAGCTATCGCTACTCTTTTCACGATCTCATAGGCAGTCATACCGACCAACCTTTCGACCAATTCTGCGTTCAGACCCGAGGGGTCGTTAATTGTCTTGATATCTGACATTAGGTAAAACCCCTCATATTGAATTTGTCGACATGATCAGCAGTCTGCGTACCCATACTGTCCTTCTCATCAATTTCCAGACAAATTTTGTCATAAAGCTGCATAAACACGGAAGAACGTGCCAAATTATCCTGACCACCCAGGAAATTGAAAGTGAGAAAACCAACGTAGGCTGTTAGAGCCCCCGTGAGTGTCTCGGGTATTTCAATCTCAGTAGAAAGAAATTCTGCATCTTCTTCAGTTGATGTAGGTAATTTTGGGTGTTTTGCTTGATAAATTACCGAAAGGCTTTGTCCAGGTATTGGTCCAGGAACCTGTAAAGTTTTCGCTCTAGGAGTAAATATTCCAAACGGAGCAAGTTTGTTATTGAGTTCGAGTTCATTGCCGAGAGAGTCGTAGGCACCAGTAATCCTGATGACATCATCTTCAAATTTCTTTGGACCGATGTCGACTATATACTTTTTGGGGACCTCGATCGATCCTTCGTAAGACATGGCATACTCAGCTTTAAGCTCATACGTGGAGATACCTTCATGCATTTCCACAAGAACATCGTTTTGCCTAAGGGTAAACCTTGAGTGCAAACGGGTGAGTGACTCGTCAATATAACCGATGATCTTAACGATCTCGGTTTCTTTGATCACACCACCTTCAGCTATAGACAAATTCGAAAGTTCGCCTTTGGCGAGTTTATCGAGAATATCAGACAATATCATGAGTTGGAAACCACTCTTTGTTTACATTATACGATATAGGAGGATAGTCCGCTTTGCTCCTGATCGACACCCATGTCATCCCACACGTCCATTTCTTGAGAGGTGACTGGGTTGGTCTCGGAGGGCTTCCAGGGCTTCAAATAACCTAACATTGAGATCGTGTCCAGAAAGTCGTCTTTGCCTTTCAAACCAGACTGTGTTGCAAGACGAATTTGCGACATGGCATTGCCCATGATCACGCTGTCTTTCATCTCAAGAGGAAAAAAGACCTTGCCGGCTTTGAACCAGGGAACAACCAGATTCAGCCTTGTCAGCTTGTCTCGTTCCGGCCGAATTCCTGGTGCGTTGCTCTTCTCACTCGATGCAAAATTGAACCACACGTTGCGTGCAATCATTTCGTTCTGGAGCCATTGAATGAACGCACCTTGCTGGCCCGAGACTTCGATCCCGACCTGTTGAGGTTTGTAAAACTGAACCAGACGGAACAGATCGTTGATATTCTTATCCATCGTCTGACGTTCCAGGATCCCATCGACCCAGAGCCAGTCACCATTGGATGAGTATGCCCAGACCGAGATCGCACTGAAATCGGCAGTTTGTTTAGCCGAAGTGGCGAAATCGGTGGTGATATAGAAATTGTAGGTCGAATAGACCTGCATCAGGCGCTGGCGCGAATACCACTGAATTTCGCTGTCCTGGATCAGACGCTCCTCTTCGGAGGTGATGCGGAGCATGAGCTCCTGCATAAAGGCATTTACCTTCCCGGTTTTCACCGCCATTTCATATTGCGCCTTCACATAATCGTATGTGAAACGATCTTCCCAGGCACCAGAAAACTCTTCTCGTTCACATGGGAAGCGTTCGCAGACTGGCCAGACGTTCACATCCCAGGCGCCAGATTCGACTGCTTCGATCAGAATATCTTCAGTATTGAAAGGCGTTCCGTTGAAAATCACCTTGCGCCGAGTCGGATCGAGAGCATGGTTCACGCCCTTGTAGACGGTGTCCTTGATCGCGAGCATCGCAGCCTTGGACTTCGAATCGTCATCCGACACAAGGTCATCAAGCACGCATAGTACCGGACGCTTACCGAAGATCTTCGTACCACGAAGACCGGTTTTCGCACCGAACATCTTGCAGCCCAGGCGATGACCATCCTTGTTCTGGAATTCCAGATAATTGTCAGTGAAGACTGCGTGAGGGATCCATTCTTGGAGAAATTCGCTGTTCTGGTAGCGAAATTCGATGTTTTTCCTTGCGCTCTTCACGCCGTTGTCCATTGAGTCGGAGACGTAGATCATCCCCGTCACATCTCCTAATCCCGGGAGAGCTCCGAAAAGAGCGACGAACAGAACCAGATATTCCATGAATATTGTGGTTTTTGCTGCACCACGGAACACGAGATTCGCGATATAATCGCTTTCCTGCTCTGCCACCTTGTCGAGCATCTTCAGGTGGACAGGTGGTGTCTTGTGTGATTCGCCTTGCTCACCATTCACCAATTTAATGAAATTCATGAAGGTAAGTGCAAAGTCACTTGGAATATAGGACGTACTATTCAGCTCACCATAGCTGACTTCATCCAACCACTCATCGAGTGTCTTCTTTGGAAGCGATCGAGTGGTGTTCTGTTCGGCAGTGCTCATCGGAACAGACTTTCTCGTGGCGAGCCGTCTGGCTGCTTGGAAGGTGCGGGAATAGGTGCAGCTGATGGTGCAGGCGTTGGTACTGGTAAAGCCTTATGTTCGATCGTCTCCCCGGGAACATCGTCTTCCTTGATGATCCGGGCATCCGTGATTTCACGAATCGGGGCACCTTGGGCAATCGCCTGTCGCTGCTGAGCAGCCAGATCACCCAGAACTTCTCTAAGCTCGTTCATCCCGGAGCTGTCCTTGACGTTGAGGTCAATTTGACCCTTTACGGCTTCAGGACGTTTCAGATGCGTCAGGATCGAGTTGGCTGCATCGGACCGTACCTTCTCGCTGTTGGCGTTTTGCATCAGATCAGCTTGGGTATTCAGAGCTTCCTGGAAAAGATGAGCATTCAGCACCCAGCTCGGTACCATGCTCTGTTCGAGCACCATGTTGACCAGCTTGCCCTTGGAATAGGACGCAACATGGGCGCTGATCGTCTTCGAATCAGCACCTGCCGAAGTCAGGGCAGCATGACGTTGAGGGAATGTCTTGCACCAGGCTTCCTTGTTCGAATCACCCATCAGCTTGTGACTCACATAGGTCACAGCCGAGAGATAATCCTCGATCTTGAAGCGACCTTCCTTCATCACGCCCACGAAGCTGATGAAATTATCGCCGATCATTCGTGCGATCTCAGGATCGTTCGACGCACCATTGATGTCGTCCACCATCTCCTGGGTGACGGCTTTCTTCATGTTTGCTGGTGCAGCAGCCTGGACTTCTTGAAGAGTAAGGTTAGACATTCAAAGTTTCTCATGACTAAGTTGAAATAATCCCCGCACGGGACTCGTGTCTGCAAGACACTCGCACTTCGTGCGGGGATTGTCGAGGTAAACCCGATTTATTCTTCGTGGATCTCCACCACACCCCAGTCTTCCGCCAGAGCGTCCGTCTGCGAGCAGAGCCACGGTACCACCTCGCCGGTCGCGGTCTTCATCGCGATATAGGGTCCGTAAGGTACCAAGGCATTTTCGCCGAAGAACTTCTTCGCGACACCCGTCTGGGCCGGATAACCTTCGGCTGGCGCCGGAACCAGGTAGAGGAACATCCCTTTCCCGTTCCAGCCGGCGCGGCTCACTGCTTCGCCAAGCTTTAGCATTTCCAGAGCGTGACCGAAGTTCATCGCGTCCAAAGGCTGATATGCCCGATGGAAGACTTCTGCCGGCGACCACGAGATGTAACCCTCGTGACGATCATCGTTCGAAGCACCGCCATCGAGATATTCGACAAGGAAGCCCTCGTCTTCACCATTCTCGTTTTCTGGTAACTCCCAGCCGCGATATTGATTGTAGACCAGGCGCGTCATAGGTGTCGCCTTGATCAGCTTGGTTCCGATGAAGCGTTCCATGATCAATTCCTCCCCGCGACGGCAGCACGAACGAAGGCATCCTTCGCTTCGAGCAGTTTTCGCAGTGCGACGGTGCGTTCCGGATTGCGTTCCGTGGTGTCGATGATCACCCGGGCCAGTTCACAGAACGGCCGACTGCGTTCCTGGAGGGCAGGAGGCAGGTGGGCATAATGAAAGAACCGTAGGATGTGATCGACGCTGATCTCATGCTCGGTGAATTCCTTTGGGGCCGGGTGAATTTCCTGACTTACTTCGCTCATTGTGGATACTCCGTTTCCATTGTTATAGCGTTTTCTGAGTTTATTCGCCCTGAAAGAACCTGATGAGCTCCCTCTGGACAAACCAGCTCTTAGGTCATACTGAGCGTTTCCACAATACGGTTAGCCAGCACCGCGACGATCCCCCCTCCGAGCTTCGGCCAGAAGGGTGGCGACACTGCTCAATCTCTAATTTTTAGGGGAGGAGGAGAAGGACCAAGTAGTGCCTGGTAGGGACCGGAAAAAACATATTCAGATTAACTAGATATTGGAAGGTCCACCACCTTCGGTTATGTCATATAGCCGGCGGGCCGGTGGTCTTGTCATAACCCCAGCAGACGGTGGGGAAATAACATCTGCGGTGGGTGCCTCCAGGCTCCTTGCCTTCTTCGGAAGGTTCTACGAAGGGTCATCTTGTTCTCCATGGGATGATTTTTCCACTGGATGGTGAGCCCACAAATGACTTCGGTCAGCGCCCGATTTAGTCGACATTTTCGTTGACCGGATCGGGCGTTTTTCGTTACAACGAACCTCCCCCTCCAAGATGTCTTCACCCGTCCAGATCCTCGTCAGAGGAAGGGCGACGGAGGGGTAGCTTGTCTCCCCTTTCTTGGAGGAATTTCAATATCATGAGTCTACAGATGTCTGCACGGGCACAAGCCGTGTATCGCCGTACCTATTCCCGTCTGAAGGAAGATGGTTCCAACGAGACATTCGCCGACACGATCAACCGGATCATCTCGCACCAACGTTGGCTTTGGCAGCGTGCTCTCAAGGTGGATGCTCTTTCCGAAGAGCAGGAAGCCGAACTCGAACAGCTTCGCGCTCTCGCACTCGATCGCAAGCTCATTCCCTCGGGACGAATCATGTGGCTTGGTGGCACCGAGATCGCCAAGACCCGGGAACTCTCCCAATTCGCCTGCTCCGGTCATGTCGTTCGCACCGTGTACGATGTCGTCGACGCCTTCTGGCTGCTGCTCAATGGATGCGGCATTGGTGTGAAACCCGAAGACGGCTGCCTGAACGGCTTCACCAAACCCATCAAGGATATTCGCGTCATCCGTTCGAAACGGAAAGAGAAGGGCGGGGTCGAGCACAATGTCGAGACCTGGGATCCGGAAACTCTCACCTGGACGATCAAGGTTGGTGATTCGGGCGAAGCCTGGGCGAAGTCAATCGGCAAGCTTGTGGCCGGCAAATATCCAGCTGAAACACTTGTATTCGACTTCAGCGAACTGCGCCCCGAAGGCAGCCTGCTTTCACGCTATGGCTGGAAGAGCGCCGGGGATACGGTGATCGCTCGGGAATATCCGAAGATTGCAGCTATTCTCTCGCGTCGTGCCGGCCAGCTTCTCCGGAAGCTCGACATCGCCGACATCCTCAATCACCTGGGTGTGATCCAGACGGGTCGCCGTGGTGCCGAGATTCTCCTTATGGATGAAGGCGATCCCGAGATCCTCGACTTCATTCGTTTCAAGGATGGATGCTGGGTCGATCCGGCCAAGTCTCAGCGAGCTCAATCGAATAATTCCATTCTCTTCGACGAAAAACCAACTCGCGCCCGTCTCGAAGAGATATTCGGGATCATCGTGGAAAGTGGCGGAAACGAACCGGCCTTCATCAATGCCCAGGAAGCTGCTCGCAGGGCGCCGTGGTTTCGTACCGCCAATCCCTGTGTTGAGATCCTCTTGGCCGACAAGGGTTTCTGCAACCTGTTCGAAGTCCCGGTCCATCAGTTCGACTTCCTCGACGACCTGCTGTCGGCGATCAAGCTCGCGGCCCGGGCCAATTACCGCCAGACGCTCGTGAACCTCGACGATGGTATCCTCCAGCGGACCTGGCACGAGAACAACGAATTCCTTCGTCTCTGTGGAACGAGCATCACTTCGGTGGTCGCTCGACCCGATCTTACGGCCCACGATTACCGGGCCATGCGGACAGCAGCCCAGATGGGAGCATGGGGAATGGCTGACGAAGTCGGTATGCCTCGTCCGAAGAATGTCACCTGTGTGAAACCCTCGGGCACGGTCTCCAAGGTGCTCGATGCTCCTGGCGAAGGCGCTCACAAGCCGCTCGGCAAGTACGTCTTCAACTCGATCGTCTTCGGACGTAGCGAAGCAATGGTTCCGGTGCTTCGAGATCATGGCTACGAAGTAAAACCTCATCCGACCGAAGAGACCATGGTTCTGGTGAAATTTCCCGTCCTCAACGACGGGATCCATTTCGAGGACTTCACCGATCCCAAGACAGGTGTCGTAACGCCCGTCAACTTCGAGCCGGCGATCGCCCAGCTGGAACGCTACAAGCTGCTCATGGACAACTGGTGCGACCAGAACGTGTCCATGACGGTGAGCTACGCTCCAGAAGAAGTGCCGGCGATCATCGACTGGCTGCTCAAGAACTGGGACAGTTATGTCGGTCTGTCGTGGATGTTCCGTGTTGATCCCACCAAGACTGCTGCCGATCTGGGAGCATCCTATCTTCCACAGGCTGTAGTCGATCAGAAAACTTTCGAAGATTATACCAGTCAACTCAAAGAAATCGACTGGGCTGCCGAGCTGGATAACCAGGAAGGTCCTCAAGCTGTCGATAACGATCAGCTGATGGACGCCGAATGCGCCACGGGCGCCTGTCCCATCCGGTGATCGGATATATCAAGCTGAAATGAAGAGACCCCGGATATTCAATTATCCGGGGTTTTTTCTTGGATATATCAACTTTTTCAGGATATTCATCATGGCCCAAAATACTCAGGTCCATAATGTTCTCGACGAAGCTCTCGAAGTGATCGCACTTCGAGTGCTCTCTAGAGCTCAACAGGCCAGCATGGTCTGTGAACGCCTGGTGCTTGGTAATTCCGCCACGATCGGCGTGCTCTGGCGCCTTATGCTCATCGGAGATGAGACCAACTCGATCAATCCTACCCACCTGGGAAGAGCGGTCCAGCGCAAGATCGCCCGGGAAGTGATGGAAAACGAAGACCACTGGATCCGTCAGGAACTCTTCTGGCCCCGTATGGAACACCAGATCAGGAGCCTCGCCCGATGACTGCGTCGAACCAGAGGAAAAAGCAGAGACTTTCTGTGGTTGGTATCGAAATTACTGAGGCCCAAATTGCAGCTGCCCATGCAGTGATGATAGGGATTTGGCATCAGAAAGATCTTTGAAGAGCTCTTATTGCAGCAGGTGTTCCAGAATATGGAAAGGACACAATGAGACCTTGGGGCAGAAACTATCCCATCGCCATGAGAGCTGCCGATCGGATCCTGCAATATGAACGCAAAGCCGGCAGAATTGCACCTATTCCTGATAAACGGGGATATTGGAGATGGACGAAGATAGACGATGAATAATCGAAAAAGGATCATCGCCGTTCTCGATACCATGTGGGACTGGCGCCAGCGAACCAGCAACGCAGGATATTTGAGAGAAGCTCCCCGATATTTCCAAATCAATCCTGAAAATCATAGCGGTAAACGCCTGTACCGATTCGCTGGAGATCATGAGCTCCTTGTCACCAACTCATGCCGAGAACTTGCTCAATCAGCCCGGGGACATGGAACTCCCAATCCTGAATGGCTGAAAGAAAATCTTCAGATCCTCCACGATGAGAAACCAATCGACCTGATATTGGTCTGCGGCAAGGTGGCTCAGAAGACCTTCGATCAGCTAGGATTTAAGGAGCCGAACACTGTCCAGGTCATGAAAATCATGCACCCAGCATCACGCACTTGGACCAAGGACTTAATCGAAGAAACCATAGAGAAAGTCCAAAAAATATGTAGCAGATGATTCTGCATATATTTTCAGGTTTTTCTGATGGTGATAGTGAAGTTTGACAGCAGTATTTAACACATGCGGTCCACCGCAACACAAGCACCCCCCCGGGTGCAACACTGTCATAACACACTGGGTACCCCCTCGTTATGTGCTCTGCGCTCCGCGCTTACTGGATCATCAGCGCATCATCATCCTTTCTCTTGGCGGCAATCACGCCGTCAATACAACTAGGAGTACACACTATGGCTACCCTTCGTACCGCTACTGGATCTGTTCTCGGCGTCGTCACCGATACCGCAGGAGCAGTATCCTCGGCAGCCAATACCATCTCTGGATCCATGGGCATCCTCAACGATATGGTCACCACTGCGCGTCGCAAGCGCAAAGAAACCACGATCGTCGAGATGATCACCTTCCGTAACAACCTCATCCAAGATTCCGCTCTGGATCAGGTCAAGCGTGAAGAAACCATCCGGACCTACATCGGCAACGATGAAGAGAAACAGAAGTCCTTCAACGCCTTCGAGCAGAAATTAAACGCTGCTTTCGAAAAACATGACAAGGACATCAAGGAAAATTCCGCAGACTAACGTCAGGAATAAGTCCTTCCTAAGGAGTGAGTAGGGGAGAAATCCCTTACTCACTTCAATTTATCCGATAGAAATTCCTTTATACACATCAGGGAATATTCCTACTTAGATGGACAAAATTCCGTCTCTTTAGGAATATTCCTCAATCCAAAATTCCTACCTTAAACTCAGTATATGTTGAAAGGAGAATATCCGTGAACAAGAACACCCTGACAGAACTCCAGCTCCTCGCTACATTCCTCGCATTCACCATCATCTTCGTGCTGGTGGGAATTCAGCACAACGAGATCGGAGAACTCCTCACAGCAGGTCATCTTGGCCTGCGTATCGTGCAGGGCATCTGCATCCTCGGGATCGGCAGCACTGCTCTTGCAATGGCCCTTCATCTCCGGTCGTCCTACGACTGGAGTGATGAAGAGGAACCAGAGGTAGAAGAACGGGACTATCCGTTCGAAACCGCCTCATTCCAGAACCTCAGGAACCTACTCATCCTCGACGGTCTACCTCCCGAAGAGATCGACCACTTCAGGGACTGTCTCTACGCTCTGGAGCAACACGGCTACGACATCGTCGATTACGGCCGTAAACCCGTCGCTCCCTTCACCACCGATGCCAATCGTGCCTTCCATACTCGCAAGATCAGGGAATCGCTCGATCGGATGCGTGCCAAAGGCAATGTACCTCAGGGACGTCAGCCTCATTCCAGTCCTGAGCAGCTGAAGGATCATCAACATGACCAAACCGATCCAATTCGAGCGCAATGATCGTCCTATCGCTTCGCTGGTTCCTCCGAAATCGGAAGACCAGCGGGTCATGGACTATCTTGCTCTCAGCAATCCGAACCCTGAGTTCGTGGAGACCATGCTCAGGCATTGGCACATGGTTGAAAACGCCCGACGAAAGCTGGGCATTTCCAACAATTCCACTAATTCTTCCAACTTCGATCCCCAAAGATCATAAAGAAAGGTTGAATATTATGTACACCTTCCGACTCCCGATCCTGCCCATGCTCGTGGGCTTGGTCCTGCTTCTTGCAGGTTATCACTTCAACAACGCTATCGAACTCCAGATTGCTGGCGTTCTCTTCATGGCATGGGGCACTTGCACCCATTTCAAGAACATTCGCATCATTCGTCGATGGCACGGCGATCGTCCATATAATCGCGATTGCTTCCTCTGACGTCTCTCGTTTTCTCAAGGCGCTCCGCGCCTTTTGAATGGGGTCTACGCCCGCTCAGTGACGGAACGGCGTTCTGAGCAGCTCAAACGGTACAGCAGGGGTGAGAAGCCCTGCATTTTAACTCAACCAAGACAAAGGATATATATCATGGACTTTTCCAAGACTTTCGGCGCCCAGAATGGCACCTCGACTTCGCCCCGCACCGCTCCTCGCGGTAACGGCGATCTGCCCAAGGCCCAGTTCTGGCTGAACGTTGGCTACGTCGTCGAAGGCGTGAACGAAGACGGCTCGGACCGTTTCGTGTCGCTGCCGCTCGGCATTCCGCTCGACAACATGGAAGATCTGCCGACCAACCAGAACAACCGCGATTACGCGCAGTTCATGGCGGCCCGCAACGACCTCAAGGCTCAGCTGATCGCTGAAGCCGAGAAGCTCGCTCCGGGCGAAGACATCGTCATCGGCGTCGCCGGCGGCCTGTCGATCCAGATCCGTCGCGTCTCGGACGAACGTGAAGCTGCTTCGGCCGGCGAAGACAATCGCTACGCCGCGCAGCTGAACTTCGCTCCGGCGCAGGCTGCCGCCCAGACCGCCGAATAAGTTCAACAATTCGGCATATCTTGAGTAACCCGCTGGACTCCTCTCCCTCCAGTTGGGTTGCTCTTGATCCCCAAATGCACCCCGTGTCTGACCACACACCTCCCTTCGCCACCCCATTTCGGGGTTGCCACAGGGCTGGTACTGGTCGGCGCGGGGTTCATTTTTCTACCCGATAGATATCAATTTATCTCTACATGATCTAACTCGAAAGTAGAATGGCTTAGAGCCAGGTTTCTACTTTTATCAACTTTCGACTAAGACCACCCAATAACCTAATTTAATCAGATTTCATCACAGGAGGAGGTATCGTGAAATGCCTTTTGAACCAGTGAGGAAGAGCCCCAAAGCTCAGCTCGATAGATGGGCATTGCTCTGTGATTCGGACAAGCAAGGCAAAGCCTGGATCCACAATAATTTGCACGTCTTCAAGCAAGTGCTCAGCCGTAATTTGCTGGTCGTGGCACCCATTTTCGATCTCGATGATCCATTCGAGATCGTTCTCATTTACGAACGACAGCACATCACCTTCGGAATCAATCTCTATCAGATGATGGATATTCGAGGTGAGCTTGCTCGAAAACACGATCAGGTACTCGAAGAGAGCTCTATGCTCCGCAAGCTGGAGATGACGCTTCGTCACCATCCTGAAGGTCCCAGAGCTCAGCATCCTCATCCAAATCCTCCCACCTGGGAAGACTTCGACCGATACGATATGCGAAGACGATGGATCTCACCTGATCCTTATTTTCCCTCTGATCCAGAGGAGAAAACTCGTCTTTTTCCGACGCCTCCGGCTCGGAAAAATCCTCGCGATCTCGGTTCTGAATAAAAGGAGTTAATCTCGTGAAAACAGAAATTGAACCTGACAAACGCAAGTGGGATCACAACGGCGAAAAGCCAATCAGAATCGCTTGCTCAAAATGCGGCAGCTTCGATGTCCGTCGCGATGCCTATGTCGAATGGGACATCGAGAAACAGAAATGGGTCCTCGCAACCGTCTTCGACGATGGCGCCTGCATGGATTGCGAAGATTCGGCCAGCCTCATCGAGATCCAGATCGAAGATGCCGAAATCCAGGAGAGCTCCGATGAGCACGAACCTGGATGATATGTCGATCGACGATATGGCCTTCGCCTATCTCGTCGACAAACTCGACTTCAAGACGCTCTCCAAGCGATTCGGTCGAACACCTTCTCTCGAAGCAGTGAGACAGCTCGCCTCCACCCTGGTCATGTGCGATCCCGATAATAAACGGGCTTGTATCTGGTCAGGAATGGAACGTCTCGAAGAAACTAAGGATAATACCAAACAGTCCAAGTTCTACGACGACAAGAGCTACCTCGATCTCGATCCCACAAAAGATCACCGCAAGGGAAGATTCAAGTGAACCAGAAGAAAGACGAGAAAATCCCTCTAAGCCAGATGGATATCGACCAGCTGGCGATGAAGCATCTCGGCCGGCACATCAACGACGAGTCCGACCGCTATCTCTTTCGGATGTACCGTCGTTGGGGTCGTGCTGCAACTTGGCACGCAATCAAGCGTGCTGAAGAGACCATCGCCATGATGGGACTCGAACCCAATGACATTCGTCCTGGATATGTGAAACCTGAATTAACACCATTTCAGAGAATAATTCGTGATTTTGGTAATCCTTGTTCCGAGATCATTCTCGATAAGTGGTCTTCTATCAAATAAAAGGAGTAACTACCGTGACAACACCAGTTCCATCTACCGAAGACATGATATTCGTCTTCGGATCAAACACCGGTGGCATCCATGGAGCCGGAGCAGCTCTGTTCGCTCGACAGCAACGTGGCGCCAAGCCAGGCGTCGGATATGGTCATATTGGTCAATCCTACGCGATCCCGACCAAGGGGCACTTCACTCAGAAATTGAAAGGTAGAGGTGGCCACAAGCGCGTTCACGTAGGCAACACACTCGATCTCACCACAATCGAGCGATACGTGCGCGACTTTATCAAGTTCGCCGAAGAGCATCCCGAAATGGCCTTCCAGGTCACTCGTATCGGATGTGGTCTTGCGGGACTCAAGGACGAGGACATCGCTCCGATGTTCGAAGACGCTCCACCCAACTGCTTCTTCGACAATCACTGGCAACCCTGGCTGGGTAAGCTCAGCCACCGATTCTGGGGGAATTACTGATGTACGAGCTCTATCAGCCCAATCCGATCTTCAGCCTTATCAGCTTGATCGGAATCATCATCCTGATCGTGATCTTCATCACAACATTCATCCCAGCTCTGGGCTTTGAAGACGAAGTCCCGAGACCGAATATCGCGCGTGGAGTGATGATCTTTCTCATTCTCGCGATGTATCAAGGAGTCATCTGATGCCCAAAGCTGTCCAAGCATTCGAAGACGAAAAAGGAGGTCTCCATAAGAGTCTCGAACAGGCAACTCAGTCCGAGATTGCCCGTAAGATCTTTGGATCCGCCGAAAGTATGGCTCCCAGCCTCGCTGCCACCGTCCTCAAGAACCGCACCGAAATCGAACGGATCTTCCGTGAGTATGACGAGTGCAAGTTCGAATTAACTTCAGGAGAAGAAACGTGAACCACATCAGCAAACGCATCTCTCAGAAATTGGAGCAACGAATCGAAGATGATCCCCGGTTGGGCCTCCAGGTCCAGTTGGAGATTCTCCACAACAAGAACCAGCTGCTCTCCCGCATCCGGCACGAGTTCCTCTCGGCCAAGGAACAGGGCGGCCCCGACGTGGTCGCCTATCTCGAAGCCAGGAACATCGACGTTGATCTTGGTCTCGATGTGATGGTCCAGCTCGTGCTCCACAAGCGTACGACCATCTCCACGATGGTCGGCATCCTGCGCCGGCACGTCAATCCGAAGAAGCAACATCTTCAGGACCTCCAGGCGATCGCCGATCAGCTCAAACTCTGTGTCGAGCATGATGTCTGTGACTGGGACCCTACATCTGCTGGTGGTGCCGGTCATCTGATTATCCGTCATGACATATCGGAAGAAACCAAGATGGAACTGGAGAAATTTCAGTTTCCTCTGCCGATGGTCACCCGTCCCCGGAAGCTTCGTCGAAATACCGACTCTGCTTTCGTGCTCACCTCCGACGGAAACGGCGGATCGGTGATCCTCAGGGACAACCACCACGATGGCGACGTCTGTCTCGATCATCTCAACCGGATGAACGCCGTTCGATTCTCGATCGACGGCGACACCGCATTCATGATCAAGAACCGTTGGCGGAGCCTCGACAAGCCCAAGCCCGGTGAGACCCGGGCCGACTTCGAGAAGCGCGTTCGCGCTTTCGAGAAATACGATCGCACCGCGATGGAAGTTATTTCCATGATCGTTTCCGATTACGAAGGCGTATCCGGATCCAATGAGTTCTACCTCACTCACAAATACGACAAGCGCGGCCGGACCTACTGTCAGGGATACCATGTGACATATCAGGGTGCCCCCTGGAACAAGGCCGTCGTGCAGCTCGCAGAGAAGGAGATCGTTCCGCTATGAGTAAGAAAGCAGACGAAGAACAGTTGCCTCGCAGCATGTTCACTCGTCGACAGAACGAGGCTCGTGCTGATCGAGTCGAAGTTCTCTCCGGAAAACCCTTAGGCTGCGATGATATGGAATATCGAGGTTTATATCTCGGTAACCAGTGCATCGCTGTCTATATTTACCCCAAGGAAAAAGATCATGTTGACGCTTGAAAATGTCTGTGCTGCTCTCGAAACAGCTATCAAATCCAACACGAGTGATACCTTCGTCGACAACCTCGGCGACACCGAGAGCATCGTCATCGACGGTACGATCAATCTCGTCGTTCTTCAGGAGGAACTCAACAAACTTCAGAAATTCGACCAGAGTATCAGAGAACCTGGTCCTCTTCCCGAGCATCACAGGCAGTGGTTTGAGCAGCTCAAGCTCGCAGCCTCCAGAGGCGATCTGGCTCTCATGTCCTGCATCGACATCTCCACCGGCAATGACGTTTCTGTCATCTGCCTAGTGGGTCAAGAACATGGAACCGGAGAGCCTGAGGTTCTCTTCACCCCAATCGGTCATCTCTGTACCGAGGACAATCCCTTCGAAGCCTACGGGCCTCCCGGAAGCGTCACGGTCAGCGAGGAGCAAGAGGTTATCAACTGATGCCCCGCGATCTCGAACCGAAGTTCTGCGTCTTCTACACCTCTCCTGATGGTGATGCTGTCCAGCAGAAACATCAGACGAAGGCGCAGAACGACGACTTCTTCAAAGCCATGGAGCTCATGGGGGTCAGCGACCTCACCAAGAGTTTCTACAATCCGTCTATGAAAGAGTGGTTCAGATACCATAACGATGGTCCTGAACCTGAACCAGTGGGATGGAACGATGCAGACTAAGCTCCAGAAAAGAGCCTGGTTTCACAATGGTCTCCGGGGTCGCGTCACTCGCGGTCGCCGGAGCCTCACCCAGCTGCTCAACAGCGTTGTCAATTCCGACACCACCACTGCTCGTGCCAAGAAGCTCGCAAGAGAGATCGACGATAAATTCATCGAGCTCGAATGGGAGATCAAGAATCGAGTGGATCCCTGAATATAAGGAGAAACTGTCATGATCCAAGATCACAAAGCATACCCGAATATCACCCGTCTAACTCTGGATATGGTCGCCTATAATGGTGGACTTCATCGTCTGCGCGCAACCCATATTGGTGCAGTGCAAGATGTGAAAAACAAATTAGACGAGTGTTTAGGAGCAGACGGCATTTATCACGATGATCTGAAAAAACTGGACGACTGGTTAGGCTCTCTATCGGAAGACCAGTTCATGACTGTTGCTGACGGAGAAGAGTCTGAGATGCAAGCTCTCTTAAACCAAGCTCCCAATATTGGTGATCCCGAAGACAGCGCCAGTGATTTCTTTAATCATCTTTATGAGCACTGCATCTAAACACCTAATTTTAATCAATATAAGGAGAAACATCGTGCAAAAGTTCACCGGACTTGGCATGCAAAACTTTGCTGGTCATGTTCGATCTAAAGGAGCACATAATGTCAAATGCAATCTCAATTGTTGGTCAGAAATACGGACAATTAACCGTAATTCAGACAGTTAGTCGCCTATATTGCAAACGCAAAATGCGTTTTGCAATATGTCTATGCACATGCGGGAATCATCATGAAGTTTTAATAAATTCACTTCGACGAGGTTCTACTAAATCTTGTGGGTGTAATCGTCGTCAAGTGACAGGTGATCGCGCACGCACGCATGGACAATCACACACTCGACTCTATAAAATATGGAAAGGAATTCGTGAACGGTGCTTAAATCCAAATAATAGTAGCTACGATTATTATGGTGGTCGTGGAATTAAAATTGATCCTATTTGGGATGACTACCCCAATTTTGAGAGCTGGGCTCTTAATAATGGGTATCATCCTGATCTCACCATTGAACGATCAGATAATGATTGTGATTATTCCCCCTCAAATTGTTGTTGGGCTACTCGTAAAGAGCAAGCCAACAATCGAAGACCAAGGAGTAAATGACGTGACTTTCCAACGGTTTACCGGACGCGAATACCTCATGATCGACATCGCCAACAATTTCGGTGCCGATCAGGATGGACCTCTCGATAAACAGACCTGGGACCAACGCATTGCGTGGTTCCGAGCCAATCAGCATCAGCTCGAAACTCTCGTACAGGTCGCTGAAGAGCCGGCCCTGTTCTATGCAGGTGTTCAGGCATGGCGAGCTGTCGAACGCGGAGAACCGATCGGTTATATGATCAGTCTCGACGCTACGAGCTCTGGTCTCCAGTTACTGGCGGCTCTCACCTGCGATGCGCGTGCTTCCAGTATGTGCAACGTCATTAATATCGAAGACAAGGACGGGAATATCACCCGTATGGACGCCTATACGGCGATTTACGAGCGTATGCTCCAGGAAATCGACGACACAGCGAAAATTGAACGCGATCCAGTTAAAGCTGCCGTAATGACAGCTTTCTATGGTTCCAAAGCGATGCCCAAGAAGGTCTTCGGTGAAGGAGCCCTGTTGGACACCTTCTATAAGGTGCTCAATGAGAACGCTCCGGCAGCCTGGGAACTCAACGAAGCCTTCATGGCGATGTGGGATCCCGAAGCCAGCGAAAACGCCTGGGTCCTGCCCGACAACTTCCATGTGAAGGTGAAGGTCATGGCCCCGGTGAAGGAGACTGTCCACTTCGCGAATATGCCCCATGACGTGTTCTACAACGTCAATATGCCGACCGAATCTGGTCGATCGCTGGGGGCCAATGTCGTACACTCTGTGGACGGAATGATCGTTCGCGAACTCACCCGTCGTTGCGACTATAATCGTCGGAAAATCGTGCAGCTCACCCAGCTGCTAGAGCAGCCGGCGCTTTGGGGTGATAGCACCGAAGGCGACGACGACCGCATGGTTCTGACCCTCTGGCAACGCTACCAGGATACAGGGTACCTGAGTGCTCGTATCCTCGATCATCTCTACCCTCAGAACATCGGTCATGTCGATGCAGAGGCCATCCGGTCCCTGATACGCAGTCTGCCCGAGAAGCCATTCAAACTGGTCTCTGTGCATGACTGTTTCCGGTGTCTTCCGCACTACGGTGACGACCTTCGTCTGCAATATAACCTCCAACTCAAGCTGATCGCCGAATCCAATCTGCTCGGCAACCTGATCTCGCAGATCATCGGTCAACCGATCACGATTGGCAAGCTCGATCCGAATATGATCACTCAGATCATGGACAGCGAGTATGCTCTGAGCTAATACCCTAGCCCTCCATTCCCTTCTGGGAGTGGGGGGCTAATTTTTTGAATTAGATGCTCCCAAGAAAGGAAATTGAGATGGATCTTCAGATCGCATGGAACGCGGATACCAACACCGCCACCGTCCAGAATGATGGTGCCGTTCTTCCCGCCGATACGACGAATATCGGCACTTTCTCCCACGACGACGCTAGTGATCAGCTGGGCGCTTCGAATATCAACGAGAATCACGTCTGGTTCCATCACGTCCGCGATGCTCTCTACAAGCAGGGCGTCGAGAACATGCAGGGCGTCACGATCGTCGACGGGACGGCGTAAGTTTCTCCAGATATCGGGGTCCACCATGAGAAATGTCATCGAACCCGTCATACGGTTGATCATCAGTCCGTTCCGGGCACTTGCCCGGGCAATCGGCTTTCTGGTGGACCTCACGCCCCGACAGATGCAGTCGCTCTGCACCCTGTCGCTCATCGGTGGCATCATAGCCAACAGCTTCTGGATCTACCTCTACGTCCTCGGCGTGAGGAGGGAGGCCAAGGCAGGTATGCCCTTCGATTCGCCCTACTTCGAGGTCGCCCTCGACGTCGTGCAGTATCTTGCCATCATGTCGGGTGGATTCGCCCTCTTCATGTGCTTGATCGCATTCGGTGCCGACTGGCTCCGCATCAAGTACAAGGACTTTGAGGCCGGTACAGGTCGAGGCGAAGACGCTGCCGAGGCCGCCAAGAAAACCGCTGACCGCATGGTGGAGGCCTCGCGTGAAGAGGCCCAGGACATCAAGGAGGAGATCGACCAATGATCGACCCCACCAATTATTTCAAGTCACTGACCACTTTTGGCAAGATCGTCTTCGGGGTGTTCATCCTGATCTTCGTTATCCTAGCCTTCATGTTCGTCAGGGACCTGTTCGTGGGCTCCAAGGACGTCGAGGCAAAGCTCGGTACGGAGCAGGCCGGCGCCGCGATTGAGAGCGGCAGCGAGGCCGTGACCACCCTGGGTGAGAACCAGAGGGAAGAGGACGACATCAATGATGAAGTCTCCGAGGGTCAATCTCAGGTCAACGAGGCAAAGGACGCCACGGGGGCCCAGAACGCCTTCAGGGACGCCCTCTGCCGCAACAACGGAGTATGTGATGATGACTAACACCATCACCAGGAAGATCTTCCTGATCCCCTCTCTCCTGCTCCTCACGGCCTGTCTGCCGGGCTGCGTCACCAACTCGGTGCTGGCCGACCCGGTCGACTGCACGGAGTTGATCCCCGACACCTGGGAGGAAGGCGTGGGCCACGCGAACCAGCCCGATTTCGACGAGGTTCCACAGGAGGAAATCCCCCCCGGGTTTGCTCCTCTCCAGTGGTTCCAGTCGGCCCTCAACTTCGGACTCGCCGAGGCCGGCCAGGTGGACAAGGCCGACGAACGCCTCAGGGACGCGATGCACATCCAGCGTACCTGCACCGAGAACAATCGTCGCGCCGTCGAACGGGCGAAACCCAAGTTCCTCGGAATATTCTGAGAAACCTTCACCTTTTCTTGGTTCTGAGGGTCCCCGAAGCAGCCAGACCTAAACACCGGTTAGTGAGATCGGTTCAAGGTCGCGCCCACGTCGAAAGATAGCGCAGAGCTCCGTGCGGGACCGAAGGACATCTCCCGGATCTTCGCAGGTCATGCCTGATCCCAGGAGATGAGAAGCGTAGCTCAGCCCGGTAGAGCTCGGGAGTCACGACCCGGTGCGCCGGTTCAAATCCGGTCGCTTCTCCACTTTATATTCGAATCAGCGTCACCTGCTGCTGGCATTGCGCCATACGAGTGGTGAGCCTGAGGAAGCAGAGCCTCCCCTGCCCCTGGGTCAAAGGTGTCCGCGAGCATGAGCGATATCGCCCCCAGTCCTGAACGTAGGTGTCAGGCCTCCAGGACGACCCTGGTTGTAGTGGCCGGTGAAAGGCCGGAATAAAGTTAGAAAGATCCCGATACTACGTCCGTAAAGAATAGAAACCTGAGGATATTCCTCTGAAACACTCTGTCGGCTATGAGGGATTTAGCGTGCGACCCTAGGCTGCTCTCATCAAGATAACTCTTGACGATCAGACCTAGGGCCACCTACACATGAGTTTCTCAAGATCCCTTGTTGGCACTTGGGAATGGCCGTAATTCGGTCTGTTGATTGAAGCACGAGGACGCGGGGGCAGTACCCGCCGCCTCCACCATCTACACCGCACCCAACCTTAGGTTGTGAGACGCGTTACAGGTGCGGTGTAGTTGATGGGGGCGAACCAGGATCGACTGTGCCGAGAGATGCGGAACGCGGCCCGATTGGCAGCCGTTAGCTGACAGTTCGACTAAACGTCAACGACAACGACGAGAGCGTTCCCGTTCTCCGCCTGGCGGCGTAAATTCACAGGGGTCCGAGGGTACCTGGCAACAGAAACTCTCACAGAATTTTTGTAGTGAAGCGGGATAGTTCAGGGGTAGAACGACGGAATCATAATCCGTAGGTCGTGGGTTCAAATCCTACTCCCGCAACCACTACATAAACTGTTTTAGGAAGTAGCGCAGTCTGGTAGCGCATCTGCTTTGGGAGTAGAGGGTCGCAGGTTCAAATCCTGTCTTCCTAACCAGTTTCAGCTGCCTGTCTGATCTGTACCAACCGAGAGTTGATCATGACAGGTTTTTGAGGATACTCTCGGGAGGCAGCCCGTCGATCCCCTCAGAGCGGGACGTGAACGTCCAGGTGTAGACGTGACAGCCGGAGAGACGGCACCAGTTTCGTACTAGAAGACTCCCATGTGGCTTGGACAGAAACGAAGGGAATATTCCCAGAAACATCCAATATAAGCTGGTAGGTTAGTATGGCTTCGAGATTGTCTTCTGGATCGAGCCCTAAAGCCTGGAGTAGTAAACGCGTCACCGGGGGAGGCAGCAGCCAGGCGGACCCCACCCTACATCTCTTTCGAGATGGCCGATTGACCTTTCAAACAGGTTCTTGGTTCTGATCACGACCAGGCCCAGGCAGAGCAAGCTCACGAAAGCCACGGGTGCAGCGGAGCCCGGCCATCCCGAAGGAGATCTAATAAATCAATTTAGAGGAGATTTAGAAGAGATATTGGCCCGCATGTCCCTGTGAGTTCGTGAAGCGCAGGGAGTCCTCGTATTCCGTGATGAACCGAACACGATTTCAGCGATGATCTAGCATCAGCGCGCACTGAAAGAGTTAGTAGCGGAGCGGTTACGCAAGTGCCGACAAGGGCGGCTTAGAGGACGTAAGAAGTGCGAATTGACGCATAAGTCTCACGGCGCCACCTTCCCGACGGGGAATACACAGCCATACGAAGCGATCGCTCGTCGACGTCAACGGTGGAATGTTAGGTGGATCATGTCAGGGTGTCCCGGTTCGATCCCGTGACAAGAGCCAATATCTCTCCTAAATTTCTTCGGATTCCAGAGACAACTGGGTTATCAAACCCGGAGTCAAACCGGGCAGAGACGAAACGAAGGATAATATCCGGAGACACTCGCAACCAACACTGGTCAGAGGTGGATAGTCCAGTATAACAAACTCTACCTGGAGATTCTCATGACCCGCATCAACGTAGTCGCGGTCGCTGCGCTCACCGATAATTTCATCATGGCCGAATATTTCGAGTTACCTCGAATGTGGCCCTTGATATATCGGGCGATCCAGAAGAATGATCGGGATATTCCTGAGAGCTACCGCCTTGGCACTGGTCATCTCAGATTCTTCTACGACAAAATCCGCTATCTCGATCGCCGGCACTCGGACCTCTGGCATGAAGGTAAGCGTCGAGGTCTGGACCTCCGCAAGGATCCTGCGATTCAGATCTGGTACGATGATGTGATCGACATGCTCGGCACATCTGCCATGATCGACCAGGATCCAGACTTCTGGCTCAAGAATTACACACCAACCCCTGAAGCCATCCAGCTCAACCTGGATCGACTTCAGATACGCCGTCGCTATGACGGTGGCTCATACCAAGGATCGAGGTGAGAGATCCCGTCGAGTTTTCTCGGTGATCCAGTCTCAACGCCCCCGAGGCTGGACCCGCTCTTCGACGGCTGGGTATTGCCGTATCCAGATGGGTCAGTTCCTATCCCCCTCCCAGGAACGTGGACCCACATTTTCTTTATTTTCCCTCTCTTCCCATGAAGAAACCTTTCCTGTACGTGAACGTTTCACCCGAGTGGCGGGTGAAGACGTCCCCACGATGATCGTGATCATGATCCAGGAAAGATGAAGGGAATTCCCAAATGACCGACCAGGACAATCGGACCAAATACTCCGTCCACAAAGCGAATGGCCAGAACCGTGTCGTCATCGCTCTCGCCGATTTCGGCCCTGCCGAAAATCAGGGCTTCACCGAGGTCGGCACCTTCAGCCTCGCGGAAGGCACGACCCTCAATGGCGAAAACGGCGATCACATCCTGATCACCAAGGCCAAGGAAGTCCTTCGTGACAGCTCCGATGACCGCTTCTCTGGCCTCGATCTCGACAAGCTCACCTATCTCGACCAGTCGAGCAATGCTCCGGTGAACGCTCGTCGCGAACAGCTCACGGGTGGTACCGATCAGCTTCCCACCAGCACCGGCGAAGTCGATCCCGAATATTCGTCGCAGACGGGTGGTGAAGGCAATACCGGCCTTCCCAAGGACCAGCTCGAACCGAATGGCGTCACGCCGACGGAAGAAGCGGCCGAAGCCGGCGCCGTTACCAACGATCCGGAAACTCATCCGGACGCCGATGGTGAAACCGACGACGGCGTGGCCGAAAGCTCGGAAACCCGTGTCGGCACCGAAGCCAACGACGAAACCGATACGGACGCCGAAACTGAATCGGAAGATGATCAAGACGAGACCAAGCCTGTCGAGGAAATGACCTCGAAGGAACTCGTCGACAATCATACCAAGGACGAGCTTCTCGAACTGGCCAAGGACATCGAAGGCGTTCGTACTGACAACAACAAGGACGAAATCGCCGACAAGATCGTCGCTGCTCACAAGAGCTGATCCCAGCTCGATCAATTCCTGATCGAAACAGAAGTGACCCGGTCCCCATGCAAAGGGGGCCGGGTTATTTTTTGTCGTGGTTTTCTATTTCTTTTCAGAAACTTCCAACAAACTTGAAAAAACAGGAGATATTTCGTGAGCAATCCCGACAACCCCGGCAACAACATTTATCGTTGCACCCCTCGCCAGGTCCGCGCGATGGCCATTGATGCCATCGAAGCCGGTCTAGTACCCTTCGTCCGTGGTTCCCCGGGCGTTGGCAAGAGCTCGATCTTCCGCAATATCGCCAATCAATTCAACGTCGAGATGATTGATCACCGTGTCAGTACCTCGGCACCAGAAGACTTCACCGGTCTCCCTGAATTCCTGGCTCGCGAAGATGGTACCCGTATTGCCCGATTCTCGCCCTTCGGTGATCTCTTCCCGATCAAGGGCACTCCCATTCCCGATGGCAAGGACGGCTGGCTGCTCTTCCTTGACGAATTCAATTCGGGAACCAAGATGGTCCAGGCAGCCGCCTACAAGCTGATCCTCGACAAGATGACTGGCCAATATCCGCTCCACGAACGTGTCGCGATCGCTTTGGCCGGCAATCTCGAAACCGATCGTGCCATCACCACGACGCTTTCCACGGCCATGCAGAGCCGCGTTATCCATATCGAGATGCAAGTCAGCCACCAGGAATGGCTCGAAGACGTCGCTCTGAAAGAGCATTATGATGAGCGAATCATCGCTTTCCTCGGTTTTGCCGAGAAATACCTGATGGATTTCCGTCCCGATCACGACGAGAAAACCTTCTGCTGCCCGCGTACCTGGGAATTCATGAACAAGCTCATCAAGGGCAAGGAAGTGACCCAGGAAAAGACAGCTCTCTATGCCGGCACGATCACTTCCGGCGTAGCAGCTGAATTCGTGGCCTTCTGCCAGCTGAAGGATGAGCTCGTGACGATCAAGGACGTGCTCCGAGATCCTGAAAACGCTCCGATCCCCGAAGGGCACAACGCTGCCCAGCGCAAGTGGATCATCGTCACTCACCTGATGACCCAGGCGAACGAAGAGAATCTCCACGATCTCTCGACCTACATCAATCGCATGGACATGGCTTTCCGTGTGCTCTTCTTCCGTGGCCTCATGGTCCAGCAGCCCAAGCTTCGTACCCATCCGAAGTTCGCTGTCGCCATGCAGACGCTGACGAAGTATCTGAGCGGAAACTAAGGATATTCAAATGGGACGATCATCCACTGATCAACCCTTTCCCTTCAGGATCGACCAAACTTCTCGATGGAAACCACCGTATCCCGCAGGTGAGCACGAAGCTCGTCTCATCTGCGGTGATCCGGCAGCTGTTGCTGTCGACAAGCTCGATCGCTTCCTGAAGGAGAAGAACCTCAAGTACCCGATCGAAACCATCGAGGCACTCGACTGTCTCTGGTACCAAGTCCACGGTAATGAGATGACTCGTTATGAGATCATGCGGAATGATGAGCATTTCCCCGATATGCTCCCAGACGCTCTCTATGATGAGCTCATCCAAAACCTCTTTCCCAAGGAATAAATCATGACCAGTGCTCCTCAGCAGCAAAAAAGTGGAGATAACTTCGATTATTCGCAGTTCGACTTCACCGAGATGCAGCGTCAGCTCGATGTCGTGAAATCCGAAGTCTTCAAGAATCCCGATTCAGCTTTCTTCGGGCCTCTGCTTTGCTCTCTGAACTTCTCCTGGAACGAATCGGTCGGCACTGCTGCCACCGATGGCGAGAACCTCTGGTGGGCTCCCAGCGACTTCATTCGCTGTCGTGATCAGGGCAAGGGCGAAGGTGTCACCACGCTCATGCATGAACTCTGGCACAATGCTCGAATGCACGACATTCGTATTGGCAACCGATGTCCCGATGTCTGGAATATTGCCTGTGACATCTGGATCAATCGCGAGCTGAAGAAAGCCGGGTATTATATTGGCGATGACTGGGTTCTTCGTCCCGATCTTGATCATATCGAACTCGAAGAAGACATCTACGATGCTCTGCCGAAAAACGGTGGCGGAGGTGGCGGTGGAGCTCCTGGAGCAGCCGGAAGCAATCATTCCGGTCACTGCAACCACCAGAACGCCCCTCAACAGGCTAACCCTCAATCCCTCATCGGTAACGTCGTGAAAGCCATGCAGTCAGCCAAGATGGCCGGCCAGCCTGGTGCCATTCCCGGCAATACTCAGATGATCGTCGATCGTTTCCTGTCGCCAATCATTCCCTGGGAGAAGCATCTCTACAACTGGATGCAGGACCTTGCCGAAGAGGATTACACCTGGGCTCGCCCCAATCGCCGGCATCAGGACATCTATCTGCCTTCCCGTTTCGAAGACGATGGTCGACTCGAACACCTTCTCTATTTCCAGGATGTCTCTGGCTCCATCCAGGATAAGGACATTCTGCGATTCAACTCCGAGCTGAAGTACGTCTGGGATGTCTTCAAGCCCCGAAAAATGACGATCGCTCAGTTCGATACCCAGATCCAGAAGGTTGATGAATTCACCGAAGGTGATCCCTTCGAAAAGATCAAGATCATCGGCCGTGGCGGCACTGATCTTCGTGAAGTCCGCAAGATGATCGAAGATGTCAAACCGACTGCTGCGATTATCTTCTCGGATATGCAGGTCGCACCCATGAAACCCGTGGACATTCCTGTCCTCTGGGTCGCCATCGACAGTGGTTGGGGGATTGGTCACACGCCGACTTTCGGTAAGACTATTCACATCAAACACTGATATTTTTTCAGAAAGGAATTATATTATGCCTGCCCTCGATGAACTCATCGGCAACACTGCCACCCACATCGCTGATCAGAACAAGCATGTTCCGATCAAGACCCTCTGCGGCCAGGCTCTTGACAAGGATACCACTCGGTATTTTGCTGTTCGCGATAACTTCGAACAGGCCACCTGCAAGGTTTGCCGTGGCATCTATTTCGATCAGGACTGGCGGGGTGAAACCCGTGAAAACGAACCTTCGGAGAACCAGAAGGATCAGGAGCCGGATTCGAATTCGGATTCGATTGACACCAAAGACGATCAGGAGGACAATGCGCCCTCGGAAAATAAGCCGGCGGAACCTTCCACCGAAACGGACGCTCCTCCCACGAGGCGCCTGTTTGCGAGGCTCGAACCGCCCGTGAACAAGCATCCCAAGGAGAATGAAGATGGTTCGTAATGGCAGAGCTCTGCTCCAGACACCTCCCATCAAGAACATGCTTGAAACGAAAGAGCGTCACAATGGTGTGAGCCATGGTCTCGCCGAAGTCGGCTACGACATTCGTCTCAAACAGAACGTGCATTTCGAACCGAAATGCCAGCTCAACGATGGACCTTCGATCGTCACTGTCGATGGTGTCGTTGAAGAAGGTCGCTTCTGCATCGCTTCGACCATCGAAGAATTCCACATGCCCGACGATCTCTATGGTGTCGTTCACGACAAATCGACCTGGGCTCGTCATGGTCTGAGCGTCTTCAACACGGTGATCGAACCAGGCTGGCGAGGATTTTTGACCCTCGAACTCGTGCTGCACAGCTGCAAGGATCTCTTCATTCCTGCTGGTACCGGTATTGCTCAGGTTATTTTCCATGAGCTGACTTGTCCGGCCAGTTATGTCGGAAAATATCAGGATCAGGCCGATCGACCGATCGAACCTCTGATGGATCCTCAGCCAGACAACTGATCAAGATGTCTCTAGTCAGCTAGGTGTTTTTTCTCTGGTAATACCCAGAATCGCCTGCTAACGACCTCTTCAGGATAAATACATCCTGAAGAAAGGAAGCATCATGTTCATTCGTCTCAGCACCGCCAACAGCAACGACATCAACGTCAATTTCGACAACGTGAAAACCTTCGCCCCGGGCACCGGCGAAAACGAAGGCAACACGGTCATCCAATTCAACGACGGCTCCTCGACTGTCGTGACCGAAACCACCCGTTCGATCCGCAGTTACATCAAGAAGGCCCAGAAGGAGCTCGCCGAGCTCGGCCAGGACAAGATCGTTCAGGAAGAAGCTCAGTCGGAAGATTGAGCTCGATTCTCTTCGATAAAACGGGCTACCCAGGAGCAATCCTGGGTAGCCTTTTTTCTTTCATTATCAGAGGTTTAACATGACAATCACAGCCGAAGTAATCGCCGACAGCATGTCCCCTGAAGGACACCGCATCACCACGATGCAGCTCCGCTATCCTCGCTTTATCCATGCCGAATTCATGACGCATCGTGTATTCAGCCGGAACGCCAGCTCCAGCCGTGCAATCCCGGTTAAGAAGATGATCGAAGATCTTCGCCGTGATCCGGCGATGCCTATCTACTGGGGTGCGAACCAGAAGGGAATGCAGGCCGGCAAGGAGTTAGTTGGTCGTGAGCGCCGTCTCGTGGAAGAGGCATGGTTAGAGGAGATGGAAGAAGCCATTACAACAGCACAGTTCATGGTCGAATCCGGTCTCCACAAGCAGATTGCCAACCGCATCCTCGAACCATGGGCCCACATCAACGTCGTCGTCACCGCGACTGAATGGGACAATTTCTTCAATCTCCGTGCCCATCCTGACGCCCAACCGGAGATCCAACAGCTGGCCCTTGAAATGATCAACGCCATGGCCGGCAGCCAACCCAATCACCTGAAACCTGGTGATTGGCACCTGCCCTACATCACGGCCCAGGAATGGTCAGACCAGTACTACAGTCCCTCACAGACCTCCGGCTGGGAGACCCTCAAGAGGGTCAGTGTGGCCCGGTGTGCCCGAGTTTCCTATCTGACTCATGACGGCCGTGAGACAACGATCGAAGAAGATCTTCAACTCTATGATCGCCTCGTCGGTTCGACGCCCATCCATGCCAGCTCGACCGAACATCAGGCGACTCCTGACAGCACAGGACATGATACGTGGACTGGCTGGGAACACCAAGCCGCTCATGGTAACTTCGTTGGCTGGATCCAGAACAGGAAGCTCATCGAATTTCAGATGAATCAGGGTCCATCCTGATCTGCTCGTTTTTCCTGACTTTCTTCTCACCAACCCTTCAAAAGGAGTGATCAAGTGCAGGTAACCCACGTCAAGGACCACGTCAGTCATGCCGTCATCGGCAAGAATGAAGCCAAGGATTTCGGTATCTCCAATAGTGCCGAATTCTTCAACATTCTCAGTAACAGTCTCTACTCGGATAAAATATTGGCCGTCGTACGGGAAGTCCTCTGCAATGCCTGGGACATCCACATTCAGAACGGCAAGACCGATGTTCCGGTCGAGATTACGCTGAAGGATGGCTACCTGACGATCCGTGACCATGGTGTCGGCATCCACGATGACGATATGCACGAGATCTACGCCGTCTATGGCAACTCCACCAAGAAGCTGGATGGTACGCAAACGGGTGGCTTCGGTCTCGGATCGAAGTCACCCTTCGCCTATGTCGATCACTTCGAAGTGACCAGCCGACATCAAGGCAAGAAGACCGTCTATGCGATCTCCAAGAGCTCGGCTGAAGTCGCTGGCAAACCCAGCATCACGCCGCTTCTTTCCGTTGCTTGCGATCCCGATGATAATGGTCTTTCCGTCAAGCTGGCCGTCAAATCCGAGGATTTCCCTCGTTTCCGCCAGGTCATCGAGACGATCGCTCGATTCGGTGAAATGAACGCTACGATCGACACCGATCGCAATCGTGGCGCCGACCCGGAGAAGCTCGATACTCTCCCGTTCTCCAAAGCCAAGCATGGCTTCCTGATGATCAGGGACGTCCGTGGTGTTTCCGGTGGGGACAACAACAACATCTTCGTCCGCTACGGAAATGTGGTCTATCCTGTTCCTCGCGATGATGGCTTCGGTCCTCTCTACGACAAGACCAAGGAAATCATCGAGAAAATTGGCAAAGAAGCTGGATATTACCGGTCCACTTTCCACTGGAACCTGGTCCTTCAAGCCAAGCCCGATACCATCTCGGTCACTCCCAGCCGTGAGAGCCTTTCCATGACCGAGCACACCATCAGTGCTCTGAATGATCTGCTCAGCACTTTCACTTCGATGACCGATGCTCAGCTGGAAGATGCCTGTGTCGACCTGGAACGCACCTACGTCAGCAATGTCGCTTCCAAGGGCTGTCCTGGTGCCCTGCTCACCAAGAATGACAAGGTACCTACTCTCTTCGATGAAGATGGTCATGCCAAGACCGACATGCCCGAGATCATCACCGATGTTCGTGACATGGCTCGATCGACGATGAGCCTTCGGTATCCTGATATTCCCGGTTTCCGTATCCGGGACATCGAAATGCGACTGGAAACTCTGGAAAAGATGGGCTTCGGTGGTCCGAAGAACCGTGGCAAAATCCAGAGCTTCCGCCGCGAATACAAGAAGGTCGGCAATGCCAAGGGATCCACCTGGTTCAACCAGACCATCGTGGCTCCTCTCATGAAGAAGCTGGACGCTACCGAGCACCTCCAGGGTGCGAAGCTTCTTGCCTATGCAACCCACAACGACGAGCGTACCGATGTCAACGGACGCCGGCTCAACTGGAGCGCAAAGGTCATGTGCGTCAATGCTCCTGATCTGAGCCCCCGAAGCCTCGAAGGGTATCTGCCCTTCCTTCGCAACATCATCGTGCTTTCCTTCAATCGGATCGACATCGAAGATCGTCTCGGCAAGTTCCCACAGTTCAAGGAGAAGCTGGGTTCCCGACATGATTTTCTGGCTTATGTAGTACCTCGCACCACCAAAAAGGTGGAAGAAGCCAGGAAATTCTTCAAAGATCTCGGTATGACCGTTCTCGATCTCACTGTGGCCCAGTCCTGGGAACCCAAGACGATCGTCCAACCCACTCCTAAGCCCAAGGTTACGAAACCCAGACTGAAAGGTCTCCCTCTTCTGTCGGGAGTGCTTCAGACCCTGGAAGGACCGAAAGGTCCGACTCAGTCGATCAATTACGAACGGTATCTGCCGACCAGTCAGACCTACCAGGACATGAAACGTACGGAGAACCCTGAATTCATCGTGCAATTCAATCCTCGTGCCCAGAGTGCAAATCTGTTCCCTGGCCTGTACAAAGATGGTCATACCCTCATTGCTCAGCTCTTCGGTGATCGTGGTGCAGTCACCACCACTTCGAACCAGACGGATAAATTCAATCTCAAGCAGGGTATCCCCCTACTGAAAGAATGGATTTTCGATGAGCTTCTCAGGGAACTCGATAATAATCCGAATCTTTGCCAGGTCTTCGGATATTCTCATGAGAAAATCAATGATGACTCAGTTCGTCAGGCTATCAGCCACAGTTATGAGAAGAAGGGTCTCTTCAATACGATCCTCATGTATCCCGAGATCGCGATTGAATTTGGTGTGCTGAATGTACTCACCGATCGAGATCGTCAGTACAAGGAATTGATCGACGCTTTCGTTGAAGGACGTTCCTGGGAATTCCGTCACATGGACGGCTATCAAAAGTTGATCAAAAGGATCAACGAGATTCCTCTCTCCCCTGGTGTGGAAGATTTCGCAAAGTTGATTTCGAAGTCCAACCTCACCAAACTAATTTCGCCCAAATCATTTTCCGAACTTTTCGGAAAAGAGAAGCCGACAGCAGCCGAAATTGCAGAGCGCACGGCAGCCATCGACATTATCCAGTACGCGCTCGCTTAAATCTCTGAAAAGGAACAGAAAATGAGCTCTACCACCATCAGGATCATTGCGGCGGTTCTCGATACCGAGAAACTCGTTCTCTACAAAGAGGACGGCGAAACCATGGATATCCCCCAGGGTGATCCTCGTGTCGCCAAGATTCTCGACCAGGCATCCGATCCCATCGCCGAACAAGGCTGGGCCGATGTCGACATCACCGAGCTGGCCGACCCGGACAGCGACGTGTATCGCGAATTCGAAAACCTTGTTCGCGGTGCCATTCGCTTCTTCCGTGTCCACCGCAGCAAACTGACCGACTTGTTCGATCAGATCGTCGAAGATGGCGAAGAAACTTCGGAAAATGCTACTGAAGCTCCTCACCTCCAGCCGGCAGTGATCGGTGTCGTTCCCAACAACGAAGACGATCCCGCATCCACCTCCACACCCACTCCGACGCCCACTCCCATACCGGCTCCCTCGATCGTTTCCGATGCCACGACCACCAGGAAACCTTCTCAGAAGGAAGCGATCGGCGAGATCATGGCCAATGCCCAGCCGGTCAGCGATCCGAAATTCCGTGCATCGGATACGACCGAAGAGCACACGATGATCGCGGCTGTCTCGAACGATGAAGGTGGTGAAGACCTCACCATCGTTCCGGGTATCGAACATCTCGAACTCCAGCTGCGCCATGCAGTGAAGCTAGGCAGCACCGAAGGTGCCACGAACTTCGTTCGTCGTCTCGCTGCCGTGATCGACAAGCGTCGTCATACCATCGACGAACTGCTCAACTTCATGAGCCGTGGCGATCTTCCGATTGCCGATGATGGTTCGATCGTCGCCTACAAGGTCCTCAAGAGCCATGGCGCTCCCAAGGGCAAGTTCGTCGATTGCCACACCGGCAAGGTCGTCCAGCAGATCGGCAGCTATGTCACCCAGGCGAACGTCGATGAAAGCCGTCGTACACAATGTTCGACCGGTCTCCACATCGCTCGTCGTGGGTATCTTCGCGGCTTCTCCGGTGACATTATCACCATGGTGAAGGTCAATCCCGAAGATGTAATTGCCGTTCCCCAGGGCGAACCTGACAAGATGCGTGCCCGTGGGTACCACATCCTGTTCAATATCCCGGCCAACGAGCATTACAGTCTCCGGGCCAACAAACCGCTCGAAGGTAGCGAGGCCAAGAAGATGCTCACCATGGCTCTTCGTGGTCAGCATATCGGCGTGATCGAAGAAGTTGCCATCGGTGGAGCCAGAGGAACGGACGTGAAGATCACTCCGGCCGCCAAGCTTGACGGTGTCATCCAGAAGGCTCCCAAGCCGAAGAACCGTACGCCGGAAACCGAGGCGATCGACGTCGATGCCAAGCGTGAACAGGCACCGGCTGTTGATCCCAAGGCCACCAGCGATCGTGTCGTTCAGAAGAAGCAGGCTTCGACTGAACAGCGCCAGCTCTTCGAGAAGAAGAACTGGGTTGGTCTCTATGACTTCAAGAAGGCCAAGAAGAAGGGTTGGAGCGCCCTGGGCTTCAGTGCAACCGAGGAAAAGACCATTCTCGCCAACGATCCGTCAAAGGCTGAAACCAAGGTGAAGACCCCGGCCAAGAAGGCTCCGGCGAAGAAGACCGCTCCGAAAAAAGCAACGAAGCCGGCCGCGAAAAAGGAAGCCGATCTCTCGAACATGACCCGTCGTGAGAAGGCCGAACATCTCGCTGCTTTGGCCGATAATCCGAAGCTCTCCAAGGCCAAGCGTCAGCAGGCTTTCCAGGATCTGATCGAGCATAAGAAGAGCTCGAAGGTCGGCTGGGGTACCTTGGGCATCAAGAATTTCGATGCCCTCCAGACCAGGATGGAGAATATCTAACCTGATAGCCTATACAACTTAACTCGATTCCTTCATAGGAGGGTCGAGTTAAGTTAGGCACCAGGAAGGACTACCCCACCATGAGCACCAGCCAGAAGGTCTCGGATGCTGACATCGTCAAATGGAATAGCCTTGGCTTCAGCCTCGGCACCATTGGCACCAAGCTCCAATGTCATCCGACCACTGTGACTATCAGATTGAAAAGTCTGAATATTGAGCCAGCCGATACCAGGCGAGCGTTCATGGAGGATGTCCTCCGAAATTTCAGCGAAGCGCAGCTGGACAAGCTGGCAGCCAAGCTGGGTCCGAATCTTTCCATCAAGGACCACATCCGGAATCTTCTCGCCAAAGATCTCCTTTGAATCTCTTTCTCACATCACTTCAAGAAACCCCGGATATTCGTTTATCCGGGGTTTCTCTCTTTCAGGATGAATACAATGCAAAAAATTAGCAGTCTCAACAACGGACAGCAAAACGTCGCAGATGCCTTCTTCGAATTCCTCTTCAGCGAAGACAAGGAAATGGGCATCTCGGGTGGCGGTGGCGTCGGCAAGACGTTTCTCATCAGCCACCTCATCGACGAAGTCATGCCTCGCTACCATGAAGCATGTGAGTTGACCGGTCTGAAACCGCAATTCGATGAAGTCGTCATGACCTCGTTGACCAACAAGGCAAGCGAGGTCCTGTCGGTATTCACCGGCCGCGAAGTACAGACGATTCATTCGTTCATGCGTCTCAAAGTGAGAGACGATTACAGCACCGGCGAATCGAAAATCTCCAAACGCAACGACTGGACCGTTCACCAGGACAAGATCATTTTCATCGACGAATGCTCGATGGACGACAGCAAGCTCGATGCCCTGATCCAGGAAGGCACGCAGAACTGCAAGATCGTTTATGTCGGCGATCACTGCCAAATGGCCCCAGTCAAGGAACAATCCTCCCCGATCTATCGCGAAGGTCGAATGAAGTGGCATGTCCTCACCGAGCAGATGCGTACCCAGATCCCTGAGATACAGGCTCTTCATGCTCAACTTCGTCGAACTGTCGAAACCGGTGTGTTCGAACCGATCAAGATCGTTCCTGGTATCATCGACCATCTGGATAATGACGAGATGCAGGAAAAGCTGAAGAGCACTTTCTCCCAGCAAACCCTCGATAGCCGAATTCTCTGCTACACCAACAAGAGAGTCGTTGCTTACAACGATTATATCCGGGATCTTCGCGGTCTCCCGGACGAATACACCGTCGGCGAACTCCTCGTGAACAATGCAGCCATACGTCTCAAGAGCGCCATGCTCTCTGTCGAAGACGAGGTGGAAATTATTCGTCTCGGTGATGTCGAATCAACCCTTGTGGTTCCAGCTAACGGCGACCAGGAAGAAGTCTGGCTCAACTATCGAAATGCCGATCTGAAAACCCGCAGTGGTGGTATCTTCGAGAACATTCCACTGCCAACCGATCGAGCTCATTTCGCAGCTCTCGTCGAATTTTTCCGTAAACGTAAAGATTGGGGGATGTATTTTGAACTTCGAAACACTTATCCCGATCTTCGCCAGCGCGATGCAGCAACAGTCTACAAGGCGCAGGGTAGCACCTACGACACCGCCTTCATCGACCTCCACGACATCTCGACCTGCCGCAATCCTGCCCAGGTTGCTAGGATGCTCTATGTGGCTCTCAGCCGTGAACGCCACAGGATTTTCCTGTTCGGCGATCTCGCTCCCAAGTATGGAGGATTGACCTATGGCTAACACGCAAATGTCCTCCCCCACGAGCAGTGCCTTCGACATCATCACGACAGTGACCGATGCTCTCTTCGAACCAGAAGAGAGAAGGCTTTCCCGGGAGAAAGACAGGCTCTGCGACCTGAACCAGGAAGCCCACAAGACCTCTCTGGATGGTTTCATGTTTCAGGGACGAGCCTACCGCCACAGCAGTGTGCCCCCGGGTGGAAACAATTTCCGCACTCTCCATCTCTCCGTCTGGGATGAAATGGCTGAATTCACTGTCGATCAGGATCGCATCGAACAAGACAAGCATCGAATTCAGCAGTTGCTTTTCCGCCTGATCCAATGCCATGTCTCTGACCAGCTCAGATCGGACATCGCCAACCATCCTTCGAGTTACGATCAGCACATTCAGCACGTCAGAGATGCAATCCCTGACTGCATCGCGGATCTTCTCCCTGAGCCCTACAAGGTCGATCGAATGAACAGCCTCGAAGGCTCAATCGACGAACTCAGGGTTCTCAGGGAATATCGGAAGACACTTCCGAAAATCCAGGAATATGCAGCTACCCGACTTCTCTTCTAATTTATCAAGTGAGTTAGATAATGCGCTACTTGACCTTCGACAAAGTCGAACATGATCGGTACAAGTTCTGCATCCTGACCACCGAGCTCCGTTCCGAAGCTCTCGAAGATGCCTATCTGATCCCCCACAATCTCGATCGTGCAGAGACTTTCGCTCTCTCCCTCCATCAGACAGCCGGCAAGAAGAAGACGCCGATGGCCGAGATGAAGGCATACGTGGAAGAGATGCTCCAACCGACCTTCGATGATCTCTCAGTCGAATATCTCATTGTTGCAGACGGCGACTATTTCAAAGCAATCACCGGTGCCACCAAGGTCGAAGCTACACTCGGTTACGTTCTCGACTCCGCCTTTGGATCTCAGAAGGTGGTCTATGTCCCCAATCACCGCACCATTTTCTACGACCCGGATCGTGTTCGCGAGAAGATTGCTCGAAGCATTTCAGCTCTCCAGGAGCACGATAAAGGCACCTATGAGATGCCTGGTTCGGACATTATCCATCATGCTGCTTATCCGACTGACTTCGTCGAGATCGAAAAATGGCTTGAGAAGCTCCATCAATATCCTGAGCTAACTGTCGATATTGAAGGCTTCAGCCTAAAATTCACCGAAGCAGGAATCGGCACCATCACTTTTTGCTGGAACAAGCATGAAGGGGTCGCTTTCCCAGTCGATTATTTCGACCGGGATCCTGTGACCGACGAACTCGTGTCATATCAGCATTCAGCGGCCGTCAGGGCTGCTCTGAAGCGTTTCTTCGAGACCTATCAGGGCAAGACTACCTATCACAGCATCACATACGATGTAACCGTCCTGATCTACCAGCTGTTCATGAAGGACATCCTCGATACCGAGGGTCTCCTCTACGGTCTGGAAGTGATGCTCCGGGACTGGGACTGCACCAAGATTATCACCTATCTCGCAGTCAACAGCTGTGCAGGTAATAAACTCGATCTCAAGAGTAATTCCCAAGAATACTGCGGAAATTACGCTCTTGGTGACGAGTTGAAAGACATCACCAGGATCAAGCTCCCACGCCTTCTCGAATATAATCTCATTGATGGTCTCGCCACATGGTTCGTGAAAGAAAAGCACGAACCCATGATGGATGCTGACGATCAGCGAGAGATCTACGAGACGCTCTTCAAGCCAGCAGTTCTGGACATCGTTCAAATGCAGCTCACCGGTATGCCGGTGAACATGGAACGGGCGATCGAGGTCGATGAGCAACTGACCACCGAACGCGATCGCCTTCGAGCTTCCATCCTGGCTCACCCTGTCGTGAAACAATTCACGACGGATTACCTCGATGTCGAACACGCTCGCAAGCGCAACGAAAAACTCAAGAAGAAACAGATCAAACCAGGCGACGAACCCCAGGTCTTCAACCCTGGATCCGATCCTCAGAAGCGAGCTCTTTTCTTCGACTGGCTCCAGCTTCCCGTGATCAATCTCACCGACAGCAAGCTGCCTTCGACAGATGGTGAAAGCATCGAAGCCCTAATCAATCGCACTGACAGTGGTGAAGTCGATCCAGCTCTGAAGAGCCTCCTTGAGGACTTTCAGCTCCTCGCCATCATCGAGATTCTGACATCCAACTTCATGCCGGCGATCCTTGGTGCTGTCGAAGGACCACCTGACCCAGAAACAGGTGTCTGCTGGCATTATCTGTTCGGCAATTTCAATATCGGAGGAACGCTTTCCGGCCGCCTAAGCTCATCAGGCCCAAATCTTCAAAATCTCCCGAGCACCGGTAAGGGCCACAAGCTGAAACTCTACTACGCGAAGCTGATTAAGAGCTGCTTCCAGGCACCTCCCGGTTGGCTTTTTTGCGGGGTCGACTTCTCTTCGCTTGAGGATCGAATATCAGCACTTACAACTAAGGATCCCAACAAACTTAAAGTTTATCTTGATGGATTTGATGGTCACTCTCTTCGAGCTTTTGCTTATTGGCCCGACAAGATGCCTGACATCGACGGATCTTCGGTCGATAGCATCAACAGCATCGCCAAAAAGTACAAACCTCTCAGGGATAAATCCAAAAACCCGACGTTCACTTTGACTTACCAGGGAACGAAGCACGCTCTCATGAAAAAATACGGCTTCAGTGAAGCTGAAGCCGATGAGGTTGTTGCTCGCTACCAGGAGCTCTACCAGGTGAGCATCGACTGGGTGGACGACAAACTCGATCAGGCAATGATCGACGGTTACATCACCGGAGCTTTCGGTCTCCGTGTTCGAACACCTCTTCTGGCTCAGGTTATCCGTGGAACCAGCAAGACACCATACGAAGCCGAAGCTGAAGGTCGTACTGCCGGCAATGCTCTTGGCCAAAGCTGGTGCCTTCTCAACAGCCGTGCTGGGTCTGAATTTCTTGGAAAAGTCAGGAAATCTGAGTTCAGACTCAAGATACGACCTACAGCACAGATCCATGATGCAGGTTATTTCCTCATCAAGGATGATATTCGTGCGATCACGTACACCAACGAGCACCTGATTCAGGCTGTGGAATGGCAGGATCATCCTGACATCTGGCATGATGAAGTGAAGCTTGGAGGAGAACTTTCGATCTTCCAGCCGACCTGGAATGAAGAAATCGTCATCCCCAACGGTGCAGAAGAATCGCAGATTTTTGCGATTATCGACGACCACCTTCGATCCCTTCAGGAAGGTTCCCAGGGGTCGAAATAATTCTGGCCTTTCAGCTTACAATCAACTAATGCTGAAAGTCCGGCTTTTCTCTGGAGAGCGTTCTTAAACGCCCTGTAGAGCCTTTCAAAACCAAAAACCAAACGAGGAATTCAATATGTCGCAGCTCGGCGAACCCCTTGCCACCACCCCTGGTAGCGGAGACAACAACGACGAAACCGTGCCCGTTCACTTCCTGCTCGCCTGCATCGAACTCACTTTCGTCGATTCGAATGGTGAATCGGGGATTACCCGTGTGAACACCATGATGATGTCGGCCGATGGACGGGTAAACGTTCGCCTTCTCGGCCTCGCCCAGCAGGGTGCTCAGGTACAGCTTCGCAAGAGCCTCAACGAGGACGTGAATATCCTCAACGCTGTGTTCCTTAGCATCAACGATCTCGGTCTCATGCTGCCCGAAGAATTCCATGCCGGCCAGCAGGATCTCTCCAAGGCCCACAACACCGACAAGGGTGTGAACTGATGGTCCAGCCCAATGTGGGCTCGGACCCAATCAACCCGAAATACTACGATGGGACTGCCTGTGCCGAAATCATCGAGCACATGCCTACCAACGTGGCTTTCGCCGTGAAATATGCCTGGCGCCTCGGAGAGAAAGACAGCGTCCAACAGGAAGCCAAGAAAGCTGTCTGGTATCTCGAACGCCAGATGAATCTTCCGTACGTCCCCTTCATCGGTTCGATGTTCTACGGCTTCTGCCGTGAGCGAACTTCGGCAGCCATCAATGCCGGCAAGCTCGATGCAAATCGGGCAACCATCGTCGATGAACTGGTGAATTACACCATCACCAACGAACCCGATCGTCTTCGTATGGCGATCGCCCTCTTCCAGCAATATTTCGACTGAGCAGGAATTTCATCATGCCAATCACCAATAATTCAGGCATCAGCCTACCTCTCGCTGTCTGGCTGATCCATGACGAATACGACATGGTTGAAGGGGTTCAGAATTACATCAGCGTCACCCAGCTGATGAAACCCCTCAAGCAGATCATCCTGCCCAAGCGAATTCCTCCGGAAGAACGTGTCGAAGACGTCGAAGACTTCATCGCTCGCAAGCTCGGCCATGCCATCCATGACTCGATCGAACGCGCCTGGACCAAGGGAGCTTCTCTTGGCCTTCACCGTCTGGGTTATCCTGAAGATGTGGTAAAACGTGTCGTGGTCAATCCGACCACCGAACAGATGCGAAATATCCCCGACATCATCCCAGTCTGGTTGGAAAATCGTGGCCTTCGAGAAATCGAAATCGACGGGGTGCTTTACACCGTAGGCGGCAAATTCGACATGGTTGCCGATGGTATCCTGAATGATAACAAGAGTACCTCAGCCTGGAGCTGGGTATTCGGAACCAGGGATGATGAGCACAGGCTTCAGATGAGCCTCTATCGCTGGATCGACCAAGATCGCACCGATGGTGAAGCTCCCCGGGTCACTGACGACCATTGTCAGGTGAATTACATCTTCACCGACTGGCAGAAGGCCCAGGCCAAGCAGAACCCCAAATATCCGCAGAAACGTGTCGAACAGAAGACACTTCCCCTGCTGGAACTCGATGAAACCGAAGACTGGATCCGTAACAAAATCCGTCTTCTGGCTCAGAACATCAATGTCCCCGAAAGTCAGATGCCTCGTTGCACCGATGAAGAGCTCTGGCGCTCGGATCCCAAATTCAAATACTACACCGATCCAGCTAAGGCTCAGCAGCCTGGCGCTCGCTCCACCAAGAACTTCGACAACCGCGCTGAAGCCCATCAATTCAAGGCCAGCAAGGGCGGTGTTGGTGTTGTGGTCGAAATCCCCGGAGAAGTGAAAGCCTGCGGCTATTGCGCGGCTTTCGACGTCTGCGAACAGAGGAAGGAATATTTCAATGACTGAGGGCGCACAAAACACCCAAGACGTTCAGAAAACCCAGGAAATCATGCAAGAAACGAGCCAAGAAGCTGCCTTGAACAGGACGCTGGTGGCTCAAGTTGCAGATGAGCTCCCGGGCATCGACCTGTCCAAAGTCGAGCACCACCCAGTGCTCAAGGAAATGGTCGATGTTCTCTGTGCCAAAACCCAGAATTCCGACCGCAGCCTGTTCTCCTGCGAAGCTGCCTACTTCATCGGAAAGATGGCTTCGAACATGCGTGCCACGATCGTCACCAAGGATCGTGGAGATATTCCTGTGAATATCTACGCTTTGGCTCTGGCAACTTCAGGTTTCGGTAAGGGTCACTCGATCAATATCATCGAAAACGACTTTATGAAGCCCTTTCGCAATCGCTTCATGCAGGACACGATGGAAACGATCGCTGAGCAGCGTTTCTGGAAACTCGCTGCCGATCGTGCCGTCAAGAAGGGAACCAGTGACCAGGAAGAATACGACAAGATCACTGGCGAGTACAACCGTGCTGGCGCCTTCCCTTTCACCTTCGACAGCGGCAGCACGCCAGCCGTCAAGCAGCTTCGTCAGAAGCTCCTGATCGGTGGCATCGGTGCGATCAATCTTCAGATCGACGAAATCGGTTCGAACCTGACTGGCTCGGATGAGCTTCTCACGACATTCCTGGAGCTTTACGACCAGGGTCTCGTGAAGCAGAAGCTCACCAAGAATACCAACGACAACCAGCGTGGTGAAGAGCTCGACGGCAAGACGCCGGCCAATATGCTGCTCTTCGGTACCCCATCCAAACTTTTCGACGGCAGCCAGACCGAGGATCTTTTCTACACTTTCCTCGACATCGGTTATGCTCGACGCTGTATATTCGGTTTCGGACAGCAGAAGAATAAGGCTCATGAGACCATGTCGCCGGCCGAGATCTATGCGAAGCTGATCCAACCATCGAACATGCAGTCGATGAACAGCCTTTCCAATCTGTTCCACAAGCTCGCAGATCCTGCGATGTTCGGCTGGCGAATGATGGTCGAAGACGATGTTGCCATCCAGCTGCTGACCTACAAAATCGCCTGCGAAAAGGCTGCCGATGCTCTTCCCGAGCACGAAGAAATCCGCAAGGCCGAACTCGGCCACCGGTACTTCAAGGCTCTCAAGCTGGCCGGTGGCTACGCATTCCTGGATCAGAGTTCCGAAGTCGAGATGGATCATCTGATGTCGGCTATCCTGCTCATTGAAGAGTCTGGACGCAGCTTCCAGACCATCCTGAGCCGTGAGAAAGCCTATGTGAAGCTCGCGAAATATATCGCTGCTGTCGGCGAAGAAGTCACCCACGCCGATCTTCACGAA